AGCGACACCTCTCTCTCCGGAAAATCAGGGCCTTACTAAGGGGTATTACCGGACTTATTACCGCTGGTCACCGACCCTGCGATGGAAATTTTACAGTCAACGGCGCTTTAGGCGCGTGGAAGGGGTGAACATGCCGCCACGGAAGAGGGCTCCGGCCAAAGGAACGCCACCAGGGCTTTTGGAAGCCGGGCAGGCGCTTTGGACGAGCATTTCGGGGGAAAGGGAACTTGACGCTGCAACGCGGGTGCTTCTGCTCAATGCGTGTCGTATCGCTGACAGGCTGGATCAGCTCGATAAAGAGATTGACGGTCGGCTGATTTCTTACAACCAGCGCGGCGACGAGGTTATCAACCCGCTCATCTCTGAGCACCGCCAGCAGTACACGACGTTGGCGAACATTCTCTCAAAGATGGGCCTTGGTGAGCTGCCCAAGCCGAAGTCTGGCGAGTCGAAATGGGACGAGCTTGCAAAGAAGCGCGCAGAGCGGGCCGCTAAGGCTACCGAGAAGGCGGGCTAATGGGCGCGCTGATCGTGAGTTTGTGGTTGTGGTTTACAGCTCCGTTTGAGCCTGCGTGGGAGCGCGGCGGCGATTGGAGCATTGATTGCCCGGAATGATGCAGTCGGTTCGTTCCGGTCGCGGCGTCGTTTGTCAGTGCTGCAACGAGTGGACCGCTACTCGTGCGCGTGAGAAGCGCCTGTGGATGCGCCAGGTCGAGGACGGCATTGCCGACTATGACCGTGAGTGCGTCGAGGTCGCGTTGCATATCGAGCCTGAGGGCTTTTGGGCCGAGCGAGAGGACTTCGGTGATGTTTAGTGGCAATGACCGCCGTCCTAACGGACGAAGAGGTTGACCAGGCACGTCTAGAGGCGCGGGTATTCGCCGATGTTGCGGACCCTAAGGAAAAGTGGCCGGAGCTTGTCGGCAATCAGAAGCCCCGTCTAAGTAACTATCCGGCGTTCTTTACGTCGATGGCCGACGATGGCGTTGATTTCGTCGAGACCTTTGGTTACAACCTGTTGCCCTGGCAAGAGGCTTTGTTCCGGCATTCTCTTGGGCAGACTTTCGACGGTTTGTGGTCAGCGCGGCGCGTTGGCCTGATCGTTGTTAGGCAGCAGGGGAAGACCGAGCTGCTTGAGGCCCGCGAATTGTTCGGCCTGTTTGAGCTGAACGAGAAGATTTTCCACACGGCGCAGCAGGCTAAGACGGCAACCCTGTCTTGGCAGACGCTCCGGAACAAGATTGAGAACTATCCGGACCTGGCCGAGATGTGTATGCGGCCTAAGAACGGCGGCGAGGAAACGTCTATCCGCCTCCGGGCCGGTCGAGGTTTCCTAGATGGCGAGCGGTTCGTCCGCTACATCGCCCGGTCTCCCGACTCTGGCCGTGGCTTCCGTGACATTGACTTGGTTGTGTGCGATGAGGCTTACGCCTTGTCCCATGCCGAGTGGGGTTCGTTAGGTCCGACTCAGCGCGCTAACCGTAATCCGCAGACGTGGTTTACCAGTTCGGCGGGTACCGAGGATTCCGAGATGCTGACGAAGCTTCGGGACGTTGGTATCGCCCAGGCTGACCCGAACTTGCTTTTTGCGGAGTGGTCGCTGCCTGAGGGTTCGGACCCGACTAACCGTGATCTGTGGCCTGTTGCTCAGGCGTCGTTGGGTGCCCCGTTCTGCACGGTGCGCAACCTTGAGGCCGAGTTCATGGGGATGGACTTTGTTGAGTTCGCCCGCGAGCACATGGGCATGTGGGATGACCCGCGCGTTAACTCCGTGATCCCGATGGATCAGTGGGAAGCGTGCAAGATCGACGACCTCCCAGACGGTGAGCAGCCTTCGGTGGAAGTTCAGTGGACGGTCGCTTGTGTGGATGTGGCTCCGGATAGGGCTTGGGCGTCTATTGCTCTGGCCGGTAAGCGTCCGGATGGCCGGTCGCATGTGGAGGTTATCGCTGCCGATGAGGGCACGAACTGGATTGTGCCGACGATGCAGCGGCTTATCAGCTCGAACATGCCGCCTAGGGCGGTCGCTTTGCAGGCTGGTGCGCAAGCTGGCGCGTTTTACGCCGAGCTTGAACAGATTGGTTACAAGGTCCACATGTTGACGCCTCAGGAGGTTGCGGCGGCGACGGCGAAGTTTTACGACGACGTTGTTAGCGAGAAGCTAACCCATCTTGACGACGATTCGCTTGTTAAGGGTCTGGCCGGGGCTACTAAGTACCCAATCGGCAAGGTCGAGCACGGCGGTTGGGGATGGCTCCGTAAAGGGACGAGCGTCGATATCACTGGCATTGTCGCGTGCTCTTACGCGAACCGAATTTTGACTTTGGAATCGGCTGAGGAAACTTTGACGAAGAAGAAGCGGTACAGGATGGTTTAAATGATCGAACTTCCCGACGCTATCTCTGATAGCGACGTTAAGAAGCTCGTAGAGAATGAGTTCTGGCCTGAGTTTGTGCGTCGGCGGGAGAAGCTGGACCGGATTGCCCAGTGGGCGCGCGGCGAACAGCCCGATTACCTGATTCAGAACGCTAACCGCGAGAAGCGGGCGCTGCTTAAGCTCGCTAAGACTCCCTGGCTGGGGTTGGTGGTTACTCACTTCACTCAGGCGCTCTTTGTGGACGGCTACCGGGCGGAAGGCTCCAAGGAAAACACTAAGGGGCCTTGGCAGACGTGGAACGCGAACAAAATGCAGGCAAAGCAGATCGCTATTCACCGCGCCGCGCTGACCTACGGCTACTCGTATGCGCGGGTGTTGCCTGGTGTGGCGCTGGACGGTGCTAACCAGGCCGAGATTCACGGTGTGTCTCCGCGTCGGCTGCTGGCTCTCTATGAGGATCAGATTAACGACGAGTATCCGAAGTACGCGCTAGAGCTTGCCAACAATGGTAAGTCGGTGCGGCTGTACACGGACACGTTCTTTTACGAGCTTAAGATGCCGTCTCCGGGTAATTTCCCGAACGAACAGATGGTTAAGAAGGTTCACCACGGCGTGGGTGTGTGCCCATTTGTCCGGTACGTGAACATGATGGACCTAGACGGCTTCACTATGGGTGAGGTCGAGTATCTGGTGCCTGTCGCGTCGAAGATCGACAAGACGGACTATGACCGGCTATTGGCTCAGCATTACAACTCTTGGAAGGTCAAGGTCGCTACCGGCATTGACGATCTGTCTGAGGATGCAACGCCGGAGGAACAGCAGCGCGCGAAGCTGATCCTTGCTCAGGACGACATTCTGATGCACGGCAACCATGAGGCGAAGTTTTACACGCTGCCGGAGACGAGCCTTGACGGCTTTATCGCGGCGCATACGCAGGACGTTGAGATCCTCGCTAACAACGCTCAGGTGCCGGTGTGGATTCTGAATGGGCAGCTTGCCAATCTTTCGGCAGACGCGCTTACAGCGGCCACTAAGGGCACGATCCAGAAGCTCTACGAGCGTCAGGTGACGTTTGGGGCCGCGCACAATCAGGTGCTCCGGCTGGCGGCGCATGTCGAGGGCGACAAAGAGGGCGCGCGTGACTTCACGGCGTCTGTGTCGTGGCAGGACACTTCGGTTCGCTCGCTAGCTCAGGCTGTCGATGCTTACGGCAAGGCCGCAACGATGCTGGGTATGCCGAAGGAATTCCTGTGGGGTCTGATTCCGGGCATTACGAAGACGGACGTTGAGGCTATGCGTCAGCACTTCAACGACGACGACGAGATGACTCAGATGCTCTTGTGGTGGACGCCTAACGGTCCTGGTGGCGAGTTCGCGGCTGAGATTGAGGTCGATTCACAGACGCAGATCATTGAGGCCCAGGGCGACGTGCAGAAGGAATTGCAGGACGCCCAGGCGAAGGCCCAGGCCGATCTAGCGAAGCAGAACGCGGCGGCGCAGCAGAAGCAGGCGGTGGCGGTGGCTAAGGCCACCCCGGCTGCGGCTAAGGCTCCGTCGACGAGCAAGGCCGCGTCTAAGCGGACGCCTAAGAAGCAGGGCGGTGTCTCTGGCAACGACCCGGCGAGTAGGGCGGCATAACTAAAGAGGGGTGATAGTGGCTGAGGACGACCAGAAGAATAGGGACGACAAGGCCGCTCTCCCTTTAATCGCGGTTCCGGCTCTGGCCGCTTGGTATGCGACTCAGCATGTCGAGCAGCTAGAGCGGATCGCGGATACAACCACGGTGGGTCTAAGCCTGCTGTGGCCGATTATTAACTTTGGCGATCTGGACGGGTCAACTCCGTCTTGGCTGCACGCCACCACGCTACAAATTGAACGAGGCTGGAATGAGTCAGCCGACGCGGCGTTCGAGTACGTGCAGCAGGCTTTGTTTGCGAGTGAGCCAGACGCTACGCCTCCTAAGAAGGCGGAAGTAACGTTCCCGGCGCAGGAAATCCAAACTGCGATGCGGGTTCGCGGTCCGGTTGAGGTTAAGCGGCAAGTTGCGCGTGCTGTGCCTGAATCGGAAGCGATGGAAGCCGGTAATGCGGCCTCACAGGGTGTGGGTGCCACGAAGGCGACTGACGGCGGTCGCGCAGAGGTTTTGGAGTTCGTACGGCGGGAAGCTCCCAAGCGGTTAAAGCAGGGGAAGCCTATCGGGTACGCGCGTAAGACCGACAGTAATCCGTGCTACTTCTGCGCCATTTTGGCGTCACAAGGTGCGGTGTTCTACAAAGAGGACGCTTTTGCCGTCTCGAACAGCAAGATTCGAGAGGTTAAGTGGTCCAGCAATAGAGACAAGGGCACGAGGCGCGCGTTCATCGGTGACGGCCCGGCCAAGGTGCATGACAATTGTAAATGCACCATGCGTCCGGTGTTCAGTGAAAAAGACAAATGGGATGAGCGCGCTAAGTATTTCCTTGAACAGTGGAAACAGCACGGTCACGGCGTTTCTGTTGACGGCAAGTTTAGGACTGCCGAGCAGAACTTTCGTCGTAACTATGTGCCGCCCCCACCTTACAGCGCAGATGTGCTGGATTTAAGCGAGCGCCGGAAGATTGTTGCCGACGTTCAAAAGAACCGTGAGCGCTTGCTTGCTCGCGGGTTTGAGGCGGATTCGCCAAACGTCAAGTTCATTGACGACTCAATTAGGAAACTAAGCATCGCTTAGGACGCGGGACAGTCACGCGTTTTTTATTGGCTGGTTTTTAGAAGGATTTTCTATGTCTGATCTAGATACTGATAACGACGACGACACCACGAACAACGATGGTGGCGATGGTGGCAACGGAGTTGTGACTCCGGAGAACACCTTTAAGGCTATTACCTCGCAGGAGGATTTCGATAAGGCTGTTGCTCGTCGGGTTGCGCGGGAGCGCAAGAAGTATGAGGGCTTTGACGACCTTAAGGCAAAGGCTGAGCAGTTCGACAAGCTTGAAGCCGAGAGGGGCACCGAGCTTGACAAGGCCGTCCGGCGTGCCGAGAAGGCTGAGCAGGAACTTACTGGCCTAAAGGACAAGCTGACCAAGGCTGAACGGAACGAGCTAGTCCGGGATATTGCGGATGAGATGGGTCTGCCTAAGAAGCTCGCTAAGCGGGTTCAGGGTGATTCTGAGGAAGATATTCGCGCGGACATTGAAGACCTTCTAGAGGGTTTGCCTAAGAGCGAAAAGAAGGATAGCGCCAAGGACGATGACGAGAAGGACGGTAAGAAGCCGCCTTCGCAGTCACCTAAGCAGCGTATGACCTTTACCGCTACTGGCGATGAGTCGGATTCGGGGCTTGAAGTGAGTGCCGACGACATTCTCAAGGACATTAACGGCGGCGACTCTCAGTAGTCGCTTTCCACAACTAAATAATAAAAGAATAGAGGTTTTGCTTAATGGCGCACATTTTTGTTAAGCCAGAGCTAGTCGCCGAAATCGGCGTTAAGCAGCTTCAGCGTGAAATTGTTCTGCCGGGTCTTGTGTGGACTAACCCGCTTACCGACTTCGGTGGTTCAAAGAACGACACCATTACGGTGCGCGTGCCTGCTATCACCACGGCTAACCGGCGTGATCTGCGTGACCCTGACCGTACCGTGGTCGCTTCTGAGCTGGTTGAGCACAGCTTCGGCGTGACGCTGGATAAGCACGTGTACGCGGCTCTTAAGTTCACGGATGAGCAGCGCACGTTGGATATCCGCGATTACACCAAGCAGGTTCTTATGCCTCAGGTTAGCGCTGTCGCGTATGAGCTTGAGGATTACATCGCTGAGTTGATCGAGGGTGCTCCTTACGAGGAAACCATTCTGATTGACCCTGCCGATACGGTGCCTGCGTTCATCACGGCTGATCAGCGTATGGGTGAGTCGAACGTGCCTACGGATTCGCGGCGTCTGGTCGTGGGTTCTGCCGTGGCGGCTGCCCTAGCGAAGGATAAGCAGTTCCGTCATGCCGATTGGTCTGGCGACCAGGCTAACGCGGCTCTGCGTGAGGCCCATGTGGGGCGTCTGGCTGGTATGAACGTGATCCGTTCTAACGCCATTGCGCCGGACAAGGCGTATCTGTGGCACCGTACGGCCTTCATCCTGGCTTACCGGACTCCGGTTGTGCCTGAGGGTGCTAAGGCTGGCGCTTCGTTCTCGGCTAACGGTGTGGCTCTGCGTTGGTTGGCGGACTACGACTACAGCCAGTTGGGCGACCGGACCCTGTTGGACGTGTTCACGGGCCGCAAGGTTGTGACCGAGGTCGACGGTTCGTTCGTGCGCGCGGTTGAGTTGCAGCTACAGGCTTCGGCTATCACGGTTGTGGGCGGGGCGTTCGCTCTGGCTACCACGACGGGCACGAAGCAGCTCAAGGTCCGTGACGACAACGGTACGGACGTGACGGCTCGCTGCACGTTCGTGTCGGCTACTCCGGCTAAGGCCACGGTTTCTGCCGCTGGTGTCGTGACGGGTGTTGCTGCGGGTACGTCTGACATCACGGCCTCTTACGTTCCGCCTCAGGGTGGGACCGCTAAGACGGCCACGGTGACGGTCACCGTTCCGTAAGCGGGGCTCCACATGGCGGGTCTAGCGAGTATCGACGATCTACAGACCCTCATGTCGACGGTGTTTGAGGACGATGCTCTAGAGCAGGCACAGCTTGTTCTAGACATCGTTTCCAGTTGGGCACGGGTGGTGTCGGGTCAGATGTGGCCCGACGCACCCGCCAACGTTCCTGACGACGTGCGGGCTGTGGTGTTGCAGGCGTCCCGCCGGGAGCTTAAGAACCCTGACCGCGTTATCTCGCGGCAGATGGGTCCGTTCAACGTCCAGTATTCCCAGCCGCCGGACGGGTTCTTTTACCCGGCTGAGCTGGCGATCCTCAAGCGCTTCAAGCGTTCTGGGGGACTGATGACGGTGAGCACTTCTCGCGGCGAAGAAGGACGGCCTTGGGCCGGTAAGACGGCCTATATCCGCTACGGAGACGGTTTGTTCCCGTTCTGTAGCGACGATGAGGGTTACGGAGACGTGGTGCCCTGGTGAACGACGAGACTTTGACCGTCTACCGGGGCGCTACCGACAACCGGGGAAACCCGAATAAGCAGGTCCACGGCACGGTTAAGGGCGTATTCGCCTGGGGGCCGGGGACTAGCACTAACAAGTTTGGACGCGACCGGAATTTCAAGGGTGAGAGTTCGAGCCTGACTGCGGAGCTGTATGTGAAGCGGGGCGCGGACCTCAAGGCTAGGGACCGGATCGAGCGCGCTAACGGTGAGCAGTATTCCGTTGTTGGGCACGCCTCGTGGGACCAGGGCCACCCGTTCGACGGGTTCGACTTCGGTTACATGGTGTTCCAGGTAGAGGCGGTGAACGCCTAATGCCCGCTGCGGGTCAAAAGATCGGGCACCGGCTGACTGACATTCAGGTACCTAAGCCAAATAAGGGCCTGGCCCAATTGCTTTTGAGCGACAACATGGAACTGCTCATGGGCATTATCGGCCAGGAGGTTGTGCTTAGGTACCGGGCGAAGGTCGCTAAGCAGACCGGGAAGCTGATGCAGACCGCTGACGCTAAGGCGATTATCGGCGGTAAGAAGCATGACCGTTGGGTTGCTCATGTGACGGTCGGCGGCGAGGGTGCGGTGTCCTTTTGGGACAGTCCGCGTAACCCCAATCCGGGCGATCTGTTCTATTACGGCGTTCTCCATGAGTTCGGTGACGGCGGTAATCCACCTTCGGGTTGGGATTTCCCTGCCGCTAAAGACCTGGCTGCCGTAATGGGCGAGCTGTTCAATTAAGGGGGGCTTCATATGACGGTCGTTCTTCCCGATTGGTACGAAGAAGCGTTCGTGAATGTCGAGAACCTGTTCATTGACATCTTTACGGATCTTCTACCTGATTACGAGTCTGGTTGCTGGGCACCTGACGATTGGTTGGCTGACGAGATTGAGGTTAAGCCGACGATCTGGTTTTTCCGGCTGCCGGGTGGGCGCGTGGACTGGGATGGCCGAAAGGACGAATGCCAGCTACAGGTCATGGTGGTCACGGGGAGCCGCGACGATTCATGGCGGCTCATGGATTTTGTACGGGCAATGCTGCTGCCGATGCAGGGTGACAAGTACAAAATGACGGACGGTTACACCGCGCAGATTCGCTGCGCTGGGGAAGTAGCCGGGCCGCAATTGCTGACCCCTGGGCAGCGTATTGATACGCGAGTGGTCACGGCCACCTTCAAGGTTTCCGTATCAATGAAATCCGCTAAGAACTACAAGCAAAAGCTGTATGAGCTTTGGCAGTCTTTGCGCGGCTCATAAAGTGGGGTGTTTGGAATGCGGGGGCGTTCCAAACGGCGGTAATCGAGGGCTGTGTAAGAGATGCTACAACAAGCACTACTATGCGGGCACCCTGGATTCCGTCGCTTTAGCGCCCCAGTCGAGGCGACGTAAACCTAAACCGTTAGGTCATCGGCGCACTGATCCTGCTTCGGGGTATGTCAATGTCAAGACTGAGCAGGGTTATGTGCGTGAGCATCGACACGTTATGGAAGCCGCGCTCGGGCGCGAATTACTTCCGAATGAGAATGTCCATCACAAAAACGGTGTTCGCTCCGACAACCGCCTAGAGAACCTTGAGCTGTGGCTAACGCATCAGCCAAAGGGTAGTCGTGTCGAGGACTTGATCGAATACGTGGTGAACAACCATTTCGACGCTGTGGTGTGTTCCTTGCATCGCAGAGAAAGACAACTGAATAGAGATGACGGATTTTTACACGATTAAGGATGCGCAGGCTGATCTAGCTATTGCGCCTCTGAACCTTACCGTGCTTCTGGCTCCGTACAGCACGACTCCTGCCCTAACGCTTGAGTCGCCTACTGACGGGTCTCTGACCATTCCACCTGGCTATAAGTCGGTTGGTCATTTCGAGAAGCAGGCGGGTCTTACGCTCGGTAACGAGTTCGACTCGAAGGATATCGAGGCGTACGGAGAGCCTGAGCCTATCCGCACGATTATCAACAAGCGGACCACGACGTTCGACTTTGCGATGTACCAGAACCAGCGCAACGTGCTTGAGCTGATCTGGACGCAGGACTTCTCGGACGTTCAGCCTTCGGAATTCGGTGGCATTGTTCTTGAGGCTCCTAAGGTGCCTAAGAACATCTACTACCGGGCAATTTTGGTCGGTATGGATGACCGGGGCGACCGGGAAATCTGGATGTACTGGCTGATGCCTAAGGTGAAGCTGGATAAGCTGGATAACCAGACGCTGAACGATGACAACGTTATTGAGTACAAGCCGACTCTTAAGGCTTTCCGCGATGACGTGGTTGGTTACTCGGTGGCGCAGGGCTTCGCTGGTCCGGGTTGGCGTGACATTGTGGCTACGGCTGGCTTCGGCGAGGCGTTGACCGCTCTGACGATCACGCCGGGCGCGCCTACGGTCACTGTTGCGTCGGGTGCTACGCACACGGCGCAGCTTTTGGTTGAGGGCGATAACGGCATCAACTACACGCCTGACGTGGTGTTCACGTCGAGCGCTCCGGACAAGGCGTCTGTTTCAGCGTCGGGTCTGGTGACCGGTGTTGCGGCGGGTTCCGCGACGATCACCGCGACGAAGGGTGCTTTGACGGCTACGGCCACGGTCACTGTCACCGCTTAAGCGGCTTTGGGGGAATGAGGGGAGCGGGATTAGTCTCGCTCCCCTCTCCCTTTCGTGTCACAAATAATTCCTAAGGGGGAAATATACTTATGGGTGAAGCTGAACTTAGCGAGATGGTTGGTTCGCTGTTTAAGGATCTGATTGATTCGGTGCGCGTGCCTGAGCCTCTTGAGGTTGCGCCGGGCTTGGTGGTTCATAACCCGACTAAGAAGGTCGCTAACGCGCTTATGACCGCGAAGTCAGAGGAAGAAGCTCAGCGGCTTATCTTCGGCGATGACTACGACAAGGCTATGGAGCTGTTCGATCCTCAGCCGGTCCAGGTGTGGAACGCGTTTATGGACAAGTACAACGAGCACTTTTTTCGGAAGTAAGTCTCAGCAACAAATTGCTTATGTCGCGGATGTAATCAAGCGCTATTGGAAGGCTCTTAACTGGGACTTTCAGCATATCTTGAATGTGAATGTGCTTGATTACTTCTCGGCTCCGTGCCGTTGCGGCCAGTGCCGGGAGCGACATGGGGACTTCGCCGTGCGGTATGCGACCCGTCGTACGTGGGACCAGTTCGTCATCTTTTATGAGGGCCTGCTGGGGTGGCGTGGGTCGTATACGCAAGCCTTGTTCCTTACTGATCCTGAGGTTATCGACGCTCAGGCTAGAGCCTCTGACGCTGACTGGAAGCCCCAAAAGCCCGGTCTGTGGCAGTGGACTAAGGAAATGGACGCGTTGTATTTCATCGCGGACCAGGTTCAGGCTAGTCGTATCCGTAATCCGGATGACTTCAAGCCTTTTCCGAGGCCGGTTGTTCCCGCTGAGGCAGAGCGTAAGAAGCGCAAGGAACGAAAGGTTAATTCGGGGATTGAGGAAGCTTTGGCGCGTGGCGTTAAGGCTGCGGAGTGGAATTACCTATAACTGAATAACAACTTAATAGAGGGGGCACTGTGGCTGAATTTGTTGCCGCCCAGGCGTCGGTGCTTATCGTGCCGACGCTTGGGAAGGGTGCCAATAGCTTCCACCAGAAGCTAAAGGAGCAACTACAGACGGTCCGTGAGTCGGTTGACGTAAAGGTCAAGGCTGATACGGCGGCGATGGTTGCCGAGGTTCAGGCCACCAAGGAAATGCTTGAGCGTGACCCAATCAATATCCGGGTCGAGACGGACAACAACGGAATCAAGGAACTCGTTAAGAACGTCACCGAGGTTCGGCATAAGTACGAGGACTTGAAGGGTGACTTTCGTCGGGGCCTGACGCTGAACCTTAAGGTCGTTGGGCTTAGCGCGCTAACGCAGCTCGGGCCTATGTTGGCTTCACTTAACACGTCGATTGTGCAGTTGTCGCAGTCGTCGCTATTGCTGCCCGGCATCATGTCGGGTGTCGCGTCGTCTGTGGGCGCGGCGATGGTTGGTTCTCGCGGCCTTACGGATGCGTTCAAGGCCCAGTCAGACGCGTCTAAGAACGTTGCGGAGGCTGGTAAGCAGCAGCGGGACGCAAACCGGGCTATCCGGGATTCAACGCGCGATCTGAATAACGCGATCCGTGACACTAAGCGGAACCTTGAAGATTTGAACGCCCAGCTCCGGGACGCGCCGCTGGACGAAGCGGAAGCCATGCTCAACCTGCAAGAGGCTCAGTATGAGGCTTCGCAGAAGTTCGGCAAGACGGCTTTCCAGCAGCAGCGTGACGCGCTAGGGCTGGCTAAGGCTGAATCGCAGCTTGCAGAGACTCGACGACGGAACGTCCGGCTCGGCCAGGACGTAGCCGAGGCAAACGCCAAGGGTGTCAACGGCAGTGACGCGGTTGTTGCTGCGCAGGAGCGGCTAACTAAGGCGCTTGAGGACTTGGCGATGCAGACGGGTCCGATTCGGGCTCTGAACGACGCTATGGCGAAGCTGTCGCCGAATGCGCGCGACTTTGTTGATCGGGTGAGTTCCCTCAAGGGTGTTTGGGACGGACTGCGGTCGACGGTTCAGGACCGGCTATTCGACGGCCTAGGCGCTTCTGTGCAGACTTTGGCAGGGCAGGACTTGCCGATCCTCGAACGTGGCTTGACGGGCATTGCAGGGGCCATTAACGGCAACCTCAAGACGGCGATGAGTCAGCTAGCGACTGACGAGAACAAGGGATTCCTTGGGCGCATCTTCGGTAACACAGAAGAGGCTCAGAACCGGTTCTCTACGGCGCTCAAGCCGCTACTGGATTCGTTCATTCAGCTTAGCGCTGCCGGGTCGGACTATCTGCCGCGACTATCTAACGCTTTCGGCGATGTGCTTAACCGGTTCGACGGGTTCATTGAGCGCGCGGACGCGGACGGCTCACTGGACAAGTGGATCAACAACGGACTCGACTCGCTGACGCAGCTTGGTAACTCGCTGATCAACGTCGGGTCGATTATGAACACGATTTCCGAGGCTTTCACTGGTACGGGCGGTAAGGGTCTTCTGGAACTGTTGGAGACGGGCACTAAGCGTCTCGCGGATTTCCTTAAGGGTGCCGAGGGGCAGCAGAAGCTTAAGCAGTTCTTCTTGGATGCGCGTACGGAGCTGAATAACTGGAAGCCTCTGCTTTCGCAGCTTCCGGGGCTGATTAAGAACGTGGCGACGGCGGGTCAGCAGTGGGCGAACATGGTTATGCCGTTCCTCACGACTGCGGCCAGCTTGCTTAAGGAACACCCTGGTCTGGTTATGGCGATCTTCTCCGCGTACATGACGTGGCGAACGATTAGCCCGATTATCGGGACGATCAACCTTCTGTTGAGCTCTGAGACGGGCATGGTCGGTGCGGCTAAGAAGGCCGGGCGGGCTGTCGGTAAGGGTGAGGGCCTGACGGGCAAGCTAGGTGTCCTAGCAAGCATGGTCGGTTCCGGCGGTGTCGTGATGACTGGCCTATCTCTGGTGGCCGGGTTCCTCTTGAACGAGTGGGTCACGGCGCAGAATGAAGCGGCTGAGGCCGTTTCGTATCACGCGTCCATGATCAGCCGTCTTAAGGGCGAGATGGACGGGCTCACGGGCTCGCTGACGACGCAGGGCTTGCAGAACAAGCTTGACGCTGCGCGGCAGTGGACGGACATTCACCAGACGGACGGCAAGCCTAAGGACTTGGTTGCTGCCGCCAACTCGTTTGGTGTGGACCTGCCTACGTTCATGGGGGCCTTGACTCCGACGAACCAGGCCGCGCGTAACGCGGTGACCGGCAAGGCTCGTCAGACGGTGTTGGACGACCTGAACAAGCAGGGCTTGGAGACGGTTCTAGGCAAGGACGCCCTGAACGCGTTGAACCTGTACAACCAGAACGCCGCGCCGGATAAGAAGATCACCAACGATGTTCTGGCGGATATCGCTACGGGTGTTAACCCTGAGTCTAAGAAGCTGTTTGAGGACGCTAAGAAGTCGAACCTAATTCACTTCAACGAGTCTGATCTGTTGTACGGCTATAACAAGCCGTGGGGCTTCATTCCAGGTACCGATCCTTCTGGTAAGGGTCTGTCTCCGGTTGCGCGCGATGCCGCGAATGTTAGTGGGTTCGTCCTGAACGACACGGGTAACGCGTTGCAGGTCGGCTCGGATATCCGGTCGACGAATGAGGCGCTTTACGGGAAGGCCACGCTTACTCCGGCTGGTCAGCAGATGTTCGGTCCGTTCGGGTCGCCTCAGGCGTCCTTTGAGAATGGGTCGCACGACGCGGCGGTGCGGGTGGACACGACGCTACAGAACTTGCCTCCGCAGTTCGTTAAGGACGTTGAGTCCAACGGCGGGCATTTCGAGGAATTGCCTGATGGCGTGATTATCCACATGCGTAAGGACCGTGCGTCTCAGTATGTGACGCCGGGTGCGTATGCGGGTGGCGGTCTGCTTAGCGGGCCGGGCACGGGTCGTAGCGATTCGATGTTGGCGCGTGTGTCGAATGGTGAGTTCATCATTCGGGCTGATTCGGTGGCTAAGTACGGTCGTGACTTCTTCTCGATGCTGAACGAAGGTCAGCTACCGAGGTTCGACGGTGGCGGTTTGGTGGACTTGATTCTGCCTGGTGGCGGGTCGAGTGTGCCGCCTCCTGCGCCTTCGCAGAGCCTTAACCCTGTTGACCTTGCGCGTGGTTTGCCGCGTGGGCCTGCCCAGAGTTCAGCTCCGGCTAATCGGTTCGATGCGCCGACGCCTCTGGACATGCTGCCTAAGCCGGTCATTCCGATGCCTGACCTTGCTAATCCGGGTCTCTACGATCCGGCGTCGGGCAAGTATGGTGCTGCGCCTGCGTCAGCGGTTCAGCAGCCGCTTAAGCCTGGTGTCGACGGAGATAAGGGTGAGGCGAGCGGGCCTAATGTGCCGCCGACTGATCCTCGTAGCCCTGGCTACAAGCAGCCAAATCACGGTTTGGGTGGGTCTCCTGGTCCGGGTAACGGCACTGCTCATTTGACGGGGCCGGGTGGGACTCCGGTTAGTCCTGGGGTTGCTTCGGCGTTGCCGTCTAACGGCGGTATTCCGGGGTTGACGCCTACGGCTACTGATCCTCTGGGCCTGAGCGGTTTGCCTAAGGAAATTCAGCCGGTGACCATCTTGGAGCAGATCGGGGAGATTCTGCTTAGCGCGGTTCTGGGGTTCTTCGGGCTTGATCCGACGTACTTCAATGTCGGTAAGCGCATCTTTACGGGCCTTACCGGAAAGAAGGATGAGCCGACAGAGGCTAACCCTGGGGTTCAGTCAATCTTGGACGGTTACCCTAATCCGCTTGCCAATGGGCAGAACCCGTACGTCGGTACGTCGATCTATGACACGGCGTTCGATCCGGCTTCGCAGCGGGCGTCGAATATGGCCGAGCTTATGCGCGGTAAGCCGTACACGTGGGGCGGTTCAACGCTAGACGGAACTGACTGTTCCGGCCTGGTGATGTACGTCGTCGATGCCTACTCGGGTAAGGAGTTTTCTGGCCGTACCGGCGGAACTGGCGGCTTCGCGTCGTCGCTTCCAGCTAAGGGCGGTGTGATCATTTCTGATCCGTCGCAAGCGCCTCCGGGCACTCTGCGTGTGGGTTGGAATGCTTCGCATACTGCGGGGACGCTGCCAGATGGTCGGAACTTTGAGTCGAGCACGTTCGGGAAGCCGATTGCGGTCGGTGCGGGCGCGTCGGGTTACAACGATCCGCAGTTCACGAACTGGGCCTACTTCCCGGCTCCGGGTTACGCCAATGGCGGGTTCCTGAGTGGGGCTGGTACGGGCCGGTCGGATTCCATGCTGGCTCGGGTCAGTAACGGTGAGTTCATCACGCGGGCGTCGAGTGTCGCTAAGTACGGACGCTCACTGTTCGACGCGTTGAACGCCGGGACGATTGATCCGGGCATGTTGCCGGGGTTCGCAGACGGTACACCGCCGATTCCGGGGCTGCCGGTGCCAGTTCCTCAGACGCCGCAGCAGGCCGGGCCGCTGCCTGATCCAAACGGACAGGACGCGCAGGCCGCGCAGCAGGTTACCGATACGGCAGCCAATGCGCTTGAGGGTGTGTCCGGTGCGTTGAACGGCGTGAACATGGGCTCTAGTGGGGCTATTCCTGGCGCTGAGGCTCCGGACGGTGCGCAGCAGGGTAAAGACCCACGGTCGATCCTTGGTGCGGCTCCGACGAATACAGACCACAACAACCCTGCTTTGTCTAAGGGCATTCAGGGCGCGTTTAGCACTGTTGGCTCTCTGGCGTCTATGGCGGCTTCGGCGGCGATGTCGGCAGGGACGTTCGGTGCGGGCGCGGCGGGTGCGTCTGGCGCGGCGGGGTCGGGCATTCAGGCAGGCGCGCAGATCGCGGGTCAGGTGGCAACGGGTGCGTTGAACATTCTGTCCAGCTTGCTTGTGGGTTCAGCTCCGGGTTCGACGGGGACGACGCAGAGCGCTTACGGCGCTCCGGTGTTGCCTCAGGGGCCTCCGCAGTCAAGCGGTGGTGGACCGGCTGTGGTCAACAACTACGGCGATATCCACACGGCTAACTACGACGAGTTCTACAAGGGACAGCAGCGTAGGGAAGCGCAGCAGCAGGCACCAATCCTGCCGCAGCGATAACTAAATACGGATAACGAGGTAAGGCCCGTACGGGGGTGGTGTTAATCCACCTACCGGCGGGCCTTATCCCGTTGGAAAGACAACTGAATAGTGACCGATTTTCTCAAGATCGAATTGATTGGTCGGGACGGTTCACACTGGGTGTTGTCCGGACCGGGCATGGGTCAGCAGGGCGTAACCCTGAATCCCAACTTGCAGCAGTTTTATGACGCACCGGTTAAGACGCTTTACGTTCCGGGACCGTTTGGTGAGGAATACGCGGGTAAGCGTGTTCAGCGCCGCGAGATTGTGTTCTCAGTTCAGGCGTACGACGAAGACCCGGACACATGGAGCACCGTCGATTCCCTTTGGCGTTGGGCCTGGGATTACGACGAGGAATCAGAGCTAAGGGTTACCACGAGTGACGGCACCCGCTTTCTAAAGGTGCGCCTCATGGAGGAACCCAAGCCGTATTACGAGAAAGACCCGCATATCACTGCGGACAACCCAATCGTAATGACGGTTACCGCGACGTTCCCATATTGGCAGGACGAACCGGAAGAACTTATTTGGACGACGCTTAGCACCGAGGACATGACGCGCTTTCCGGTGAGGAATGACGGCGATGTTCCGGTGTGGCTTAAGTGGACGCTCACCGCTCCGGGTCTGTGGATTCTGCCGGACTTCTCGTGGGCGAACGACATGTACTCGCGCGGGCGTGAGGACTTGGGCCGGACGGTCGCAATGCCGGAGCTGGTGGCCGGTGAGCACGTCTCGGTCGATTCAGACCCGCGTGTTCAGACGCTTATCGCGGTCAACGGGATGCCGACGCAGAACCGGTGGAAGGGCAATGACCTGCTCTATCCGCTGATGCCGGGTAAGGGCGCGGAAATCCCTGTGCAGCTTAAGAACGCGCCGGAGGGCGGGGCCTGCAAGCTGACGCGTCCGCGCTGGTATTCGCGTCCGTGGTCTCGGCCAGGGGTGCGTCTCAATGGCTAACAACTGGACCGACATTCTCGCAGCGTCGGATGGCGATGAGTGGGCGGCGTTCAAGACGATTGAGGCGCAGGCTGACGAGGTTCGGGCGGGGCACCAGGCGCTAAGGCGCGCTAAGCCGCTAATCCGACTTTGGATGAACAACCCGGACGGCTCGGAAGGGCTGGTGTACGTCGGGCGCGTTGACTACGACGACACGATTCGTGGTTCATTTCCGTTTAAGAACAACACTCCGTCTCAGGGAGTGTTGGAACTGCGGGATGACAACTATCTGGCGATCTGGCTTAAGCAGCTACCTAACAATCCTGAGCTTAAGAAGAACGTCGTTATCACGGTCGACTTCTACGGCGGTAAGAAGCGGTGGAGTGGACTGCTCGATAAGTGGACGATTAAGTCAAAGGAGCACGTTAAGTATCTAGAGGTCACCTTTAACGACGACCTCACCATGTTGCAGTACCTTTTGTGTCCACCTAATCCTGCGTTACCAATTCCGGTCCTGCAATTTCCTCGCATTTTCGGAATTGCCGGTCCCGCAAAATGGGCTATTTCTACCCTAATTTTTATCAACCTATTTCGAGTTCAGGGGAACTTGTGGACCCTGCCGGATGACCCATTTAACTTGGAGTCTTGGGACGACATTTTGGATTGGTCGGATTGGCAGTGTTTCGTTAAGTCTGATTCGTTCCTGCTGGACGATTCTTCTGTTTGGACGTTCCTGTCCTCGCGGATGAATCCGGTGGACTCGATTATCGCTGACGCGCTGGATGATGCGCAGTTGACGATCACTTACCGGCGTGTGCTGACTGACGACGGTGAGACCGCAGAGGGATTCCCTGGCGCTCACGGCATCAAGAACGGCGCGCTTGTCTTTGAGATTGTCGATAACAGTAACGCTACGGCTCTTGAGGGCACGTTCTTCTCGGGCACGATTGTTGACGGTTTCGCGCGGTCGGTGCTGCTTTACGGCGGCGGGTTCGTCGAGGACACGCTAAGCGTCGTTAGCGACGACCAGACGTTGCAGCCTGACGAGTATTACCAGTCTGGGTGGCTGGCGACTATGGCGAAGATGCCGTGGCTCGTGGTCCGCGACAACGAATGGACGCCTATTGAGTCGTCCGATCTGTCGTGGGGACCGGCTAAGAACGTCAGCGTCATTGTGGGTGGCGATAACCCGGCTGCGGATGCAATTGCGAAGCTCATCATTGAGACGACCGGCAACCTGCTGGGGTATTTCCTGCTAGGTGGCTTTAGCTCTGCGGGAACGATTGCCGCAGACATCATTATGCCGTTCCTGGTCGGGACTATCGCGGCGTGGTTGCAGTGGAAGAACACGGGCCGGGCGACGGAGCTTGGTTGGGTTCATTACTGGGAGCTGTACCAGCAGGGCGCGGAAAGCAATAGCTGGTCGCTAGCTGCTTTGGCCGCTTTGCGTGGCGGGTTCCTTGTGGGCCGCAGCGAGACCGTTCACCTAATGGCGCTGCATGACTCGTGGATTATTCCGGGTCTGCATATCGACATTGGTCAGCGTATGGGTTCGACGGTCAATTCTAAGGGCGTCGAGAACATCGTTTGGGTTAACCAGCTAGAGGAAATGACCGCAGCCTGGGATAACACGGCGGGCCAGACCATGCCACTTTCTTGGGTGCTTAAGGCCGGTAAGTCGGAACGTGCCATGTCTATTGGTGAACGTATCGCGCGCTTGGCAAAGAAGATGAGCGAAGCCCTGAACAACGTGGGTGTCCACATTGTTCAGAGTTAAGAAGTTTAGGGGGGTTTAGCCGATATGGCTAAAACGCAAGCAGAGTCCAATCTGGACGATCCAAAGGAAATGTTCGCGTGGATGTTCGCGGCGGGTGTTCCTGATCCTAGGAGCAACGAAAAGGTCCAGTATCCGAATCAGCCGCTAATCCCGCCACAGTGCTATCCGGCGCTTAGCGAAATGCTCTACAAGATGGGTGCGCGTTTCGACCCGGATAAGCAAGAGCTGTGGGTGCAGGGCGCTACGGGCATTGAGCGCAACTTTGTTGTTGCGACGACGACGGACATTAAGCCGGAGGATATCGCGCCTGATGTGGCGGCGATGGTCGCTGATCAATTCCCGGAGGTTGCGGCTCAGGTGGGGGCGGTTACTCCGGCCACTCACCAGGAAGCGCTACAGGCTCAGGCCGACAAGCTCTTGGACAACCTTGCCCGCCTTAAGGCTGCGCGTGCGCAGATGGACGGGGGTAAGGGCTAGATGACGATGCCGAATGGCTCCGGGGGGTTGGACCCCGGAGCTTGGCTCGCGCACTGGGTTAACCAGGCTGACCTTTCGGCGTTGGCTCATCGCACCGAGGCCGAGGTCCGCGCGTATTTCGAGAACCTAGTGCAATCGGATACGGGCTGGGGTGACGCGTCCAACACGTTCTTTAACGTGATCCTGGGCGGCTTTGAGAACCTTAGCCAGTTCGTGACCCTGATCGTTCAGGCGATTACCGGCGCTCCTGGCGGGCTTACCGAATTGCAGGCGTTCTTAACTGAGCGTTGGGGCGATCTAGCCGACGCGTTTCAGGCTATCGCTGATCTTATTGACGCTATCGCGGGTGAGGTCGGCTCGTCGCTAGCGGATGCCGTTGCCAAGTTGGCGACGTTCCTTACGGAGCTGTCTCCGCTTGACGCAAGCAAGCTGTTTGGCTTGATCGGCACGAACCACCTACCGCTGCTATCGGTCGCGCATATTGCGAATATCAACCCTGAGCTGCTGGTAAACGCGGGGTTTGACTCCGATGTATCGGTCGTTGATAACCCGTATTGGGATTGGGACGGCGCAGTGGGCCGGTCAACTCCGCTCGGGTCGGTCAAAGTTGTTGCGGACGGCACAATTAAGGACTTGCTGTCGGGGCCTGACGGCGTTCCAGTCGTCGAGGGGCAGAAGCTTAATGTCTCGGCGTGGTTCAAGTACGCAGGTCTGGTTGCGGACGCGGGCTCTGGCTCGGTTCGCTTGTCGGGCACTGCGTACTCAGCGGATGGCGAGGTTGTGGCCTACCCGGACTTTGGGGGCATCGCGGACGGCACGTCGGGCAGCGCCGATTGGGCGCAGATCACCGGCCAGTATGTGGTGCCAGCAGGTGTCGCACAGTTCCGGTTACGGCTGTCTGTGCGGGACAACGCGACCGGCGGAACGGTCTGGTTTGACGACTGTTCGGTTAAGAAGGCCGGTCTGTTGCCACAGGTGTTGGTGGATGGTCTTACGCAGGCGCTTGGCGCGCTAGGCGAGTTTATCCAGCAGGTTATCGACGCCATTTTGGAAGCGCTCACAGGCATTCCCGTTGTTGGTGGGCTGATTGCCGACGTAATCAGCGAGCTTTCCGACCTGCTCCTGACATCGCAGGACGCGGCGGCGCAGGCTAGCGATGCGTTGGGCAATCTCGCAGACCTGGCCGACGACCTGCTGAATAACACTGGCGCTGTAGTTGGAAACATTGGTCAGACGGTTGTTGACACGGTAGGTAACACGGTTAACGATTTCCTCGACCTGCTTTGGGGGGGCCTAAAGAAGACTCCCGGTACGGGTAAGACAGTCGATGATGTGAAGGCCGCTGCTGAGTCGGTAGCAACCGGTGTTGACGCAGCGCAGAACTCGACAATCTACCTAACGTCGCTGCTTACGCTGCCGCGTTATACGCAACGTTGGCTGTCTTCCGGGCCGCAGGACGATGCCTCCTACCCGGTGGTGATGATCAACGGGACGATAACTCCGGCTTTGGGTGAGTTGGTGCTCATTCCCGTCACGGCAGAAACTACCCGGACTTACAAATCTGTTAAGTTCGGCATGGCTGGCTCAACTATGACGAGTTTGTATGTCGGCGTCTATGCGTATGTTTCAGGTGATCTGACGCTAGTGGCGGACCTAGGCAACGTGAAGTCTCAGCTTCTCGGGACTAAGTTGCAGGCTTTCAATATGGCAACGGAATTGTCTGTGTCGCGTGGGCAAACGCTTTACATTGGTGTGCTGCAAGTGGGTGGTACGGCAGTGGGGATGCACTCTGCGCCTCCGGGTAGTGGCGGCATGGTGGAACCCGCGCAGGAAATTCCGAACTGGGTGTGCTCGAAGTATGGCAGTGGCCTTACTGTGTTGCCGGGCACGTTCGCGGCAACCGCAGCGACGGAGCAGAACGCTCCGGCTTGGGGCGCTCTTGGCGCTGAGGCGGGTGAGCCGCCTCCGATCATTCCGGCGTTCTACTCGGACAACTTCAACAGGTCAGATGGAACTCTAACGAGCCCTTGGACGTGGGTATCTGGTGAGGCTCCGGTCAACAACACGTTGGCAATCGTCGGTGGGCGTTGCACGTTGGCTACCTATGGCAGTTCCGCGAATGCTTTCCATACGTACGACTTGCCGTTCTCTACGACGAACCAAAGGGTTGCTGTCGACTACCAAGAGGGCTACAGCACCGCGACTATGTACCTTCGCCGGAAGGCTGGGGTTAAGACGATGTACGTGGATTTCTATAGGAACCTTTTTGGCGGCAAGGTATTTGTGACGATCGGTCGCAACGTTGGCGGCACGAAGTGGCCTATGGCTGACAATTCGTTCTCGATTTCGTTGCCGTTTAGGATTGAGTTTAGTGCTGTCGGAAACGTCTACCGTGCGGCAATCGGGTCAAACGTTGTCGAATACACAGATACCGGCGGGGTTTTTACCTACGACGAGACTTACAACACAACGGGCCTTTATATGTCTGCCAGTAGTGGTCAGTCTTATTTCGATAACTGGGAGGCGGCAGACGTTGTTTAATACGGGCAACAGGGGGTGTTATGCCTGAGTTTACGCAAACCGTCACGGTTAAAGTGTGGCGGATTGGCACGTTCGAGGATGGTTTTGGTGACTGGCCTGACCTGGTGAAGTGGTGCAGTGAAACCGAGGGGATGACCTGCACTATGGCGGCTAAGGTCATTAACGGTCCGGTGCATGTCCAGGTGGAAGGTGCTACTTACCCGACCGTATACCCGCCACTGGGTAGCTATTTGGCATTTAACGGGTTCGGGTTTGAGGTTCTGACGGAAGACGAGTTCGCTAGTAAGTACGGGGCGGCGTGAGCTGGGCGGTGACCCCGCCCACGCTCATTACTCCCCCCGCTAAGGGATGGCTTACCGATCCCGTTGACACTCCGGCCAGCCCGGCTGCTGGCTGGTGGATTCAGTACAACGCTCTAGCTGCGGCGATCATTACGATTATCGGCACTGCGGAGGCCACTGCCGTTGCTCAGGCTGTTGCCACGCTCGGAATTACGGGCACTGGTGACACTGAGCAGTTCCATTTTGTTGAGGCTAACGCGCTTATCAACCTGGTGGCGTCCGCGTCTACGGTCGCGGTCGTTAACGGTGTGCCGGGCCTGGTTGGGCTTTCGACCAGCGGTAGCGCGGTGCCGTCGTTGGCGGCGAATATCTCGTTCGCGTTGTCGACGGCAGCGGCCCAAGCGGTTGCTGCTGTCGGCGCTAACGCGGCGCTAACAGTTAACCCAAGCGGTACGGCGCTGGCGATTGCTGATGCGGTTGCCACGCTGAACGTGCTTGCGTCCGGGGTGGCGGCGTTCCCGCCAAACGGGCCTACGTCTACGACGTATTCGGCTGTTGGCGCGTTTGCCTACCCGATTCCGTGGTGGTCCCGGTATATCGACGAGGTTTTGGTTAGCGCTGGCGGCGGTGGCTCTGGTGGTGGCGCTGCGATTGTGGGCGCTGGCGGGCAGGGCGGCGAATGGCGTTGGCGGACTCTTGAGCGCGGCGTGGACATTCCGTGGACTCAGACGGTCATTAACGGGTCTGTGGGCACTGGTGGCGCGCGTGGAGCTGGTGGACCCTCTCCCGGTAACGGGTCGGCAGGCGGCAACACGGTAGGCACTCAGACGGCTCCTGGCGGGTCCGGTGGTGGCGGCTGGGGTGCTGGTGGGCAGACGGGTGGCGCGGTACGTGGCGGCAACGCCAGCGGTGGCCGCGACGTAACACTGAACGGTCAAACGTATGTCGGTGGTGACCAGGCCACGAACGGGCAGACCACGACGGCGGGTGTGAACGGTAATCCGCCGGGCGGCGGCGCTCAGGGTGGCGGCTCGATCTTCTTTATCGGCCAGAACGGCGGCATTGGCGCTAACGGTCAGGCTTGGTATCGGGCTTATCAATAATCGAATAAGGAAAACTGAATATGGCTTTTACTACAGGCGCTAAGAACGACGCCGTTAACGCCACGGTCACGGGCTATACGTGGATCAGTCTGCATACGGGCGACCCTGGCACGACTGGTGCTAGCGAGGCTAGCGGCGGCTCTTATGCGCGAAAGCAAACGACCTGGCCTACGTCCACGGCGGGTGTATCGCTTGGGTCCAAGGTGTCGTTTACCAACCTTATCGCTGCTGGATACACGCATTATGGCGTGTGGTCGGCTGCTAGCGGTGGCACGTTCCGGTTTGGCAATCCGCTTTCGCCCGGTGTGACTCTTAACGGTCCTGGCGGTATTGACGTGACTCCGAAGTGTGAGTTCCCGTAATGCTGAGCGTCGGACCAATTATGGAGACGCTGACGCTAACGGCGGGCAGCGCATTTGAGATTCCGGGGTGGAAGCTTCGGGGGGATTACCCGGAAGGCACTACTTCACACCTGGTTTTCACAGACGCAGCGGGTGGAACGCTCGGAGAGTTTGAGGGCTCTGTTAGCGCTAAGGAAATTCACTACCTGCAAGCTCCGGAAGACGTTAAGGACATTCCGCACGGGGCGAACTTTCAACTGTTCGTGACGTATCCGATGATGCAGCCTCAGTGCTTGTATTTCGGAACAGCGATTCGTAAGGAACCTAGGTATCCGCTTAGCACGGTGGTTAGTCCTGAGGACTCGGCTGTGCAGTACAAGGCGAACTTCATTGGCGAGTACATCGGGCCTATGTGGAAGCCGATGGGTAACGGCTGGGGTTCGCTTGGTATTCACACGCACGCGCTGATTTCAGAAGACCCGTCGATGGGGCCGAACTACTCGCTGTTCTCATCTGCGGCTGCTCGGTGGCTGTGGTCAATGAATATGGACTCGGTAACCATTGTGGTCCGGGTGCTTAACGTCGGCGCAGGCAAGTTCAATGTGGTCGTTTGCGCGGACTATCAGATGCAAACCTATCTCGGCATTCAGTTCGAGACAGGCATTAGCAACAACAAGGTTCATGTTATTACCGGGGATGGCCCGTTGGCTTGGGATTACCAAGGTGACGCGGTGAACAACACCACGGCTAACGGTGACGTTTACACGATCAGGTACAACGATCTGCTCGACACGATTTCGTGTTACAAGGGCACGTCGTTGACGCCGCTCATTGAGGCTTCGGGGCTGGATGTTCCGCATGGTGAGGGCTTCCGTTATACGGGCTTGTCGTGGAATACGGCGCTGCTTTCTCCGGGGGTTGAACCTACGGCATGGGAAGCTAAGGACGGTGTTTAGTGGGATTCATTGAGTCTCTAATTGAGAAGATCGCGGTTGAGGTTGCTAAGCAAGTAGCCGCGAAGTTGGCGGATGAGCTTGGCGACCTGGCCGGGGATATCTCTAAGAAGGTTGTCGATGAGGTCGGTGACGTGGCGAGCGATATTTCCAAGTCGGTCATTTCGGAAGTTTCCGAGTCAGTGCAGGGTATTGCGGGGCAACTAATTAAGGCCGTCACCGGCGGCTTTTTTAAGTAGGTCGCATGGCTCTATTGGGACAACTGACGGTTAATTCCAGTCCCGATGAAGTTGCGGAAGCGATTATCAAGGAAACGATTGAGCGCGGGTATACGCGTGATGAGTCGATTGCTTGCGATTCGACGCTAAGGCAGGAATCCGGGCTGCGAATGGTCTGGGACTCAAGTAAGCGTTGGTTCGGTTATGCGCAGCAGGACGCTGGCTACAAGGACCGGATGGACCCTAACGGGAATCTCCGGGGGTTCTTGGATCGGTTAGACGTTAAGCGTAAGAGCGCCGGGGCTTCGTCGGACATTTGGAAGAACATTTTTTGGCTACAGCAGAGGCCGGGGGAGCCGACCGCCGACCTTGCCTATGCGAATGGGCGCAAGGCGTATTTGACCGAGATTAAGCAACATGTCGCGGCGGCGTCTGCTGATTATGAGAAGTATTCGGGGGGTGTTGTTGTGCCGGATAATCGGCCCGACTTTAACGAGTATCAGATTTGGAGTGCGAACTATTCATCGCGCGGTGGGGTTAAGCCGACGATGTTCCTGCTTCATACGCAGGAGGGTGATGGTAACGCGGACTCGCTAGCGAAGTATTTCACTCCGGCTAGCCAGGTTAGTTACCACTACACGATTTCTAAGGGCGCTAACGACGATGGGGTGACGGTCGTCGACTGTGTTGACACCGATTACACGTCGTGGTCGGTCGGTAACGCTAACTCAATTTCGATCAACCTGTGCTTTGCAGGGTCACGTGCGAGCTGGTCTCGTGAGCAGTGGCTAGCTAAGGCTGGCCGGGCTATTGACGTGGCCGGGTACCTGGCGGTGCAGGATGCGCAGAAGTACGGCTTCTCGACGCTGGTGGTTCCGCCTCCGTACTCGAACGGCAAGCCGGGCATTAGTGACCACAGGTGGGTCACTGACGTGTTCGGGTGGGGCACCCATACCGATGTAGGCGCGAACTTCCCTTGGGACGTTCTAGCTGCTTCTGTGGCGAAGTACAGCGGTGCCACGACGACGCCTACGACTCCGGAGTTCACGTACCCGTCTACGGACGTGATGATCCGCGAGATTTGGGAGCAGCTGCGCGGTCCGAAGGGCAAGGGTTGGCCTCAGCTCGGGCAGAACGGCAAGGGCGAAAACCTGTCGCTGGTCGACGCTATCGCGGAGCTTAAGGCGGCGGCGTAGTGGCTGCCGGTCCGGACGGCAAGTGGATTGGCTATGGACTGGGGGACTCCGGCGTCCCAGTCCTTAACGCCATCCAGAAGCTAAAGGCGAAGTTCTCTTACGCTAAGCAGCTCCGTGAAACGACGCTCTACACGGACGAGCTGTTGCCGGTGCTTGTGGAGTATCAGCTCCGGAAGAACATTGAGTTCTGGGCTGCCGGTAAGAAGCTGCTGCGGACGGACGGCATTCTCGACTACGCCACGCAGGCGGCGCTTGGGGTGGTGGCTCCGGCTCCGTTGGTTAAGCCGCTGCTGTTCACGGTGCATGGCACGGGGCAGCCGGTGCCGGACGGGCCGGGCCTGCCTGCCGATACCGCGCGGGCGGTGCTCGACAAGTGGGACTGGCAGCCAATCGGTAACTACCCGGCTAGCCCATTCCCAATGTGGCCGTCGATTCAGGACGGGGTTGAGGAACTTAGGGTTCAGATTCGTAAGGCTCTGGCCGCTAATCCGAATCGTAAGCTCGGTCTGGCCGGTTACTCGCAGGGTGCCATCGTGGTCTGCCTGGTGTTCAAGTTCGACTTCCAAGCGGAGGACGGCGAGTTCCACCAGGAGTATAAGAACGGGCAGCTTATCGCTGGTGTCACGTGGGGCAACCCGATGCGTGAGCGCGGCGTTCAGCACGCGGATAACTGGAAAGAGATTGCGCCCGCTGATACGTGCGGAATCCTTGACGAACTTATGGTTGATACCCCGTCGTTCTGGCGTGAGTATGCCCATAAGAAGGACATGTACGCGGCGTGCGAGCTTGACCAGAACGGCGACAATAAGCGCGCTATCTGCAAGATCGTTATGTGGCATGACGTGTTTAAGGGCCAGAACAGCATTATTGCGCAGATCGCGGAGCTTCTACAGAAGCCGGTCCTGTACGTGATTCCGTTGTTCCAGTCGCTTATCGACGCGGGCATGTTCTTCGCGGCTGGGCTTAATTCGCCGCACGCTTACGCGATTGGCCCGGCTATTGATTATCTAAGGAGTTTCTAGTTGTTGGTATATGACGAGCAGTTGCCCGTACTGGATGACAGTTTTGAGGGTGACGAGGTTGTGCTACTAGCGGTGCGGGGCGGGAGGGTCGATAAGACCTTCCGCCGTAATTATGCGTGGGCTAAGCACGCGGCTGACACCGGAAAGCTAAAGCAGATCGTTGTTGTCGTGGCGCTTGGCCGGGACAGTTGGCTCCATACGGTGAGCGCGGTGACTTCGGCGCTGTCCGGGGCGAAGCTGCACCGTAAGGCGCGGTTCAAGGTCGACTCTGAGGTTTCGGAGATTGGCGGCGACAAGCTGACGAAGGTGTTGGCTGCGCTCGACGAGCTGGCCGCTCCGAAGCTCACTTTCTCGGTGGGGAACCTCGACGAGGTTAAGGCTGTGCGGCCTAAGCCGAAGCCGCCGGTCGTAGAGCCCAAGGGCGAAGACAAGGGCGAAGCTAAGGAAGGTGAGTAATGAAGATTTTCGGGCACAAGCCCAGCGAGATTCGGAAGTCGATTGCAGGATTCGCGGCTGCCCTATTGGTGCTGCTAATCGCCCTGCCTGTAGCCGGATTGCCGGTTGCGGTCACGGCTGCGGTTGCAAGTGTGACCTCATTCCTCGTGGGGCTCAGCGTCTACCTGTCAAAGCCGAACGTGGTTGCGGTCATTGACGCTGCGGACGAGCTGCCGGGGGACTATCCGGACGACCTAGAGGAACAGTTCAGGCCGATTATCGGTGTGGCTGTCGGGGTGGCTAAGAGCATCCTGGGCCGCATTACCGGCCTTCTATCTAAGAAGCCGTAACCGCGCATGGAAGCGGAGATTGTTAGGCTCCTGACGGAGCAGTGGCCGGGCTGGTTCCTGTTGATAATCGCGGCCTTGTTCGGGGTGTACTTGGTAGTCCGTTTCCTGTCGCTAACTTTTGAGTCGGTGGGTAGGGCGCTGGGGCCGGTCGGGAAATTCTTCCGGCGTCGGCGCGCTATCACACATGCTGAGGCAGATGACATGCGGAAGCGAATCGCTTACCTAGATGAACGGGTAACGACGATGCTTTACCGCGACCAGTGTTATTTCGCGTACGTGTTGGCGGACACGGAGTGGCATCGCAGGCATGAGCTAAAGGCTGCGGCGTTGGGCTGGGTATTTGAGCCGCACATCTCGTTCCTTGAGTTCCGCGACAAGTGGATGCGCGAGCGTGGACTAGATAAGGAATTGGACATTTGGAAGTAACGGTTTACTCACCCTCGACGCCTTGCACGGGCTGTATGGCTACTAAGCTCGCTCTAAAGAAAGCGGGCATCCCGTTTGAGGCGGTTATCGCCAACGATGAGCAGATCGAAAGGTTTAAGGCAGATGGTCATTCCGCGTTCCCGGTGGTTGTTGTCGACTTTGGCGACGGCGCTACGTGGACGTGGAGTGGTTATCGACACGACGACATTAACCGGCTAAAGGAATTGCGGCAGGATAAGCCACTTGCGGCTTAAAATAGACTCGGGCACTCGCGCTCCCCTCTTTCCCCTGGGGTTGAGCGCGGGTGCCCGTCTTTTTTACGTTTAGGTTAGTTTGCTAGGCTAAGGGAGAGGACCGCTCAGTGTCGGCCAACCGATCCCCTCCGTAAGCACACGTTACCGACGATCTTGTGCTTGTCAAAATGACAGCGCGTGTACTGTGGCTTACGCAGAGACCGGCTTACGGCCTCTAACGACTGCTGCGCCAATGACGGTCAGCACCCCGACTCCCACTAGGCCGTAGAACACGAACCGGTATGGCGCTAGCTTCTCGACGCACTGCCCGGCAAGGCTGTCGCCGGACGCTCCGTAGCGCATCCGGTTCTGGATGTCGCGGTTAGCGGCCTCGTCGCTCACAGGGTGGACGTAGTTGCCGCACTGAACGCTGCCGTAGTTGGTTGGCACGGACGGGCTGTACTGGCTCACGTACAGCCCTGCCGCGACGAGGATCACACCGACGATGCCGACGAACCATCTGGGATTCATGCGGCGCATCCTAACCGTTGCCAGGCGTCCTGATGGGTCCGAATGAGCCAGCGGTTGATCTTGGCGTAGTCGGGGTGCTCCGGGAGGCTCGTGGTGGCCTCAGCGGCTTGGATGAAGCCCCGCCAGTCCGCGATGTCCTCTAGGGCCTGTTCCTTGGGCACCTGGCCGTTGCGGACGCTCAGCAGGTAGTCGCGGCGCAGCTCTTGCATGGGCATCTGCATGTACCCGGTGGTCAGCATTTCGTGGCCCTGCATTAGTAGCCGGATAGCGTGGAACGCGGCCTTGGTGTCGTAGCCGTGCTTAGCGATCAGCTCGGGCCGGTTGGTCCGGGGAGCTTTCTGGCCGGTGAGCCGGGCAGCCATGTTGTCGGCGTATCCGATGTGCCGGTCAACGAGCCGCTTAGACAGGAACATGTAGCGGTTAGCCTGCAAGCCGATGTGATCCGGCACCGTGAGGTTTGGGGTGTACAGCAAAGTTAAAACCGTAGGGTTGCCCTGTGCGGCGAGCTTCGCGTACTTACGCAAGCCGTAATAGGTGGTCTCACTGTCACCCGCCTCAGACTTGACGCCTTCGGGCTTGTCCCGGTCGCGCACCGCGCCAGTCTCAGCCGCGAGGCCGATTAGCGATTCCGGCGGGTCCAGATAGATGCCGATGTAGTCGTGGTCTGAGTCTTCGTTGTGCAGGCCGTGTGCGAATGACCCGATTTCGCCCACGATCACTGGATTAATCTCCATGTGCTCCCCCTTAACGTAAGCTGGCCCTGGTGCGCCCCCTCCCAAGAGCGACACCAGGGCCAGCGATGCGGTTGGTCCTGTTAAGACTGACCGGCAGCTGAAAATGCCGGTTCATCTTTCTTCACGGTCGGCGCTTTCTTCGCTGGCGCTTTCTTCGCGGGTTCCGGCTTGGCCTCCGTGATGTCGTCGCCCTCCGGTGAGCCAGCGGCTTTCCATGCCCGCACAATCTCTGCGGAGACGCGGCCCTTTGTGCTCACGTCGGGGAAGCCGTTGCCCTTGGCCCACTTGCGGATATCTGCGAGCGGGAGGCCCGGTTCCCCTCCGGAGTGGGTAACGCTTCTGGCGCGTCGGGTCCGGCTGGATTTTCCGATGCGCTGTGCGACCTCGGTCCACTTAGCCTGGTCCGCGTCGAACTGCTTAGCGTTCTTCTCGGATAGGTCCAGGTGGTAGTCGACGCCATCCACCGTGAACTCACGTTCTACTTCGGCTTCAAGCTCCGGCTCGAAGTCGTCGAACAGGGTGACGGTGACTTTCTTACCCATGTCGCTAATCCTTTCGTGTCGAGTACGTGCTGTGTACACACACTAAGCGGGCTAGTTGGTGTTAGTCAACTGCTGTTGTTTACAAGTGGTGAGTTTCGCCCGTAGGAGCCGTACAGATTCCGCGCTCATGTAGCCGATTTCAACTGCGCCAAGCTTGATGGCTTCTCGCCGTTTGGTGTCGGTTACGTCATAGTGAGATTTCCAGGTGCCGGGGTATTGCGCCCATGAGCGCCGAAGTCCCAGCTTGAAGGCGAATGCGTGAAGCTCGGCGTCGGTATCGGCCATGAGGTGTGACCAGCGTGCGTTTATGCGTCCGACGCGTGCGGGCATCCTCATGTCATCGACGTAGACGGTCATGCGCGCGTTTGCCTCCTACCGCACTTAGGTAACCACGAGTTCTTTGAACTGTTCACTTACTCAACGTGAGTTGCGATACGAGAGAGTGTTTTAGTTCTTGTTTTCTTGACCCCGTGCTCAAGGTGACGCTAGGTGGGTTGTTGTCGTTACCTAGCCGGGAACGGTACTAGCGACGATCCCTTTACGAGGATCGGCTTTTTTGCGACCTAGCGGAAGTTATAAGAACTTTCTCATGGAACCCACAGGGTGGGGGTGCCCCACGAACGTCTCCGCAGGTACACGCCCTGTACGGCCCTGACCTGCATGGACGACGTTCTTAGTTGACACTTTTGTTGACACCTAGCGGCGAAAAGCCTCTGACCTGCATGTTCTTAGCCGCATCAGCGGATTAAAAGTCCGTAGAGGTGGGTGCTATCCTCCCTGTTGGGATATGTCAAACACGCAGTTAAGCGACGTTTAGGATGCCTGTGCAGGCGGATGCAGGCACCGCGTAGTTGACACCCATTGTTGACACTAGTTGACACCTGGGAGGGTTCAAGTGGCCGAAAGCGAAGCGAAAACTAAGAGGCGTCCAAGGGGTGACGGAGGTCTCACTTTCGACCCCAAGCGCGACCTGTACATCGGCAGCGTGTGGGACAAGTGGCCGGACGGAAGGCCGCGCCAGCGCCGCGTCTCGTCAAAGAAAGAATCGGTCGCCCTAGTGAAGCTGAACAAGCTTCGCGCCGAAGTTCTCAGCGGCAAGGCAGCGACCACAAACAAGACCACAACGGTTGCCGAGTGGCTAGACGAGTGGCTGGTGATCAAAAAGGCTGAGGTTCGACCCAAGACGTACAAGAGCTACGAACTCGCGGTCCGGCTCTACATCAAGCCGCACATCGGCCACATCCGGCTATCCAAGCTGACGGCGGCTGACGTGCGCGACATGCAGACGGCAGTCCAGAAGGGGACCAAGACCACCAAGGGGTCGACGCGGAGCGCTCAGAAGGCCCACCAGACGCTAAACATGGCCCTTGAACAAGCCGTCAGCGACGAGCGTCTGCACCGCAACCCGTGTGTGGCTGTGAAGTTCCCCAAGCACGTAAAGAAAAAGCGCGGGGTTTTCGAGACGAGCGCGGCGGTTCACATTTTGCGGACGGCGGCGAAGCGTGACGACGAGGACAACCCTAAGCGGCCTAAGCTCGCGTCCCGGTGGGTGGCCGCGTTTATGACGGGCGCGCGTCAGGCTGAGTGCATCGGCCTAGAACTGGACCGTATCGACTTCAAGCGCGACGTTATGGACATCTCGTGGCAGTTGCAGCGGCTGGAATACGAGCACGGGTGCGGCGAGGCCGACGCTGACGGCATGTACCCGTGTAGGCGGGTGCGAGTCGGATACTGCCCGGCCCGCAAGTTCAATCCTCCACCCGGATTTGAGTACCGGCCCTGTCACCATTCGCTGTTCTGGACCCGGCCCAAGAGCTACGCCGGAGAGCGGGAGGTTCCTATGGCTCCACTGCTGAAAGAGTCACTTAAGGTCCATATCAAGATGGACAAAGACCCGAACCCTTACGGGCTGGTGTGGCATCACCGCGACGGCAGGCCGATAAGCCAAGAGGACGATAACGAGCAGTGGAACATGCTCATGGCTGCCGCTGGTGTCGATAAGAAATCCGGTGAGGCCCTGTTGCATGAGGCCCGAAATACGTCAGCGACGATGCTTCTAGAGTCGGGTGTCGACGTTAGGGTCATCCAGCAGATTTTGGGTCACGCGTCGATCTTGCAGACGCGGGAGTATCAGCGGGTCAGTTTGGAGCTGAGCAAGAGCGCCGTGAGCAACGCGTTCGACGCTCTGCTGCCGAACGTTTAGACCGCGCCGTCGAGCTGCTTAGGCGCAGGGGCCTTAGCCTTGCGCTTAAGCGGCTTTTGGCGGCGGATCGTGCGCCATACGTGAGCCTTCATGTACCGGAGCTTCCGACGCCATGAGAACGCTGAGCCGAGCATTAGCAGGATCGCGCCGATAGTGGCGAGACGCCAGCCCCAGTTATTGGTCAAGCTGAGTGACACAACGTACCGGGAGGACCAGGCGAGAATGGCTAGGGCGAACGCAATCATGTACACGTCGACCACCAGGTGAGAGCGACTGTCGCTAGTCCGGATGCACCACAGAAGCCAGCACACATTGCTTAGTAGCCAGATATAGCCGACGAAAACGATGGGATACACAACCCATTGATCACCCGTTACCCACGCGCCTAACAGTGTTGGCACTGCAACGGTGCTAGGAATTGAGATGCGACTGGCGATGTACCAGTGCTTCTTTTCGCCGGTCCAATCCATGCGTGCGGCCAGGTCGGTAAGGAACGTCGCGTACGCAGCCATAAGCACGATGTGTCCGGCCATAAGTTGCGGGTAGACGTTGCCGCCATCAAGCGAATCTGGGATGAACGGGTTAAGGGCAATCAAGTTCGGGGACAATAGAACTAGAGCTACACACATGAGCGCGCCGGTAAGCGTGGCTCCGGTTTCCCACCGTATGCGCCACGTTCGCCGCCTAACGGTCTGAGACGCGATTGTGGCCGCGATGAGCAGCACCATAAGGGCTAGGTCTGCGGGAGGTACAACAGCAGCGACGTGGCTGAGTTGAGCGATCATGCGGCGTGAGCCTTTACAAACAAGGGCTTTTGTTCAGCCCGAAAGGGAGGGGAGGTAACACGTCCATCGCCTTTGCGGCTCAGTGTGTTACACGCAATGTACGCACACCCATGCGCGCCCGTCAATATGGAGTTTTCAAGTAGCGAAAAATACGGCCTGAACAGCCCGAAGGCGCGTCACAGAGGGGGGATATCTGTGCGCGCCTTCGGCTTATTCGTCGTCCGAGGTTTCTGTCTTCGGACCACTTTCAAGATCGTTGCCTTTGGAGGGTCCAACGTTTCCTCGTCGTCCGCGACTACTTCCCCCTCACGCTCTAGGTAAGTGATCAACTCATCCTTAGTTAGGTGCCCGAAAAGCACCTGTAGCGCCACCTTGTCCAGGCCGAAGTAGTCGGCCACGGTCATTAGGTTGTCGAGGCTATTGAGGACGCCCTTCTCCTTCTGCTCATAGAAGGTTGAGCTGGACATTCCGAGTGCAGAGAGCATCTCCTTCATGCGTACCTGGCGGTTCAGCATCCAGGACACCGTGACTAACAGGTCTCGTTCTTCATTGGCCGACATGCCGATAAGTATGTCGGGTTTTCCGGACTGGCACAACCACCCCGGACCTGCAAGAACGGAACTACATCGGTGTAATTTTGTCCGGCTTTCCGGACAAATAGATGACGAGACCGGACCGTTATGTGTATGTTTCATCTCGTGCCGATCACAACTTCTCCCAACGCCAGCTACAAGATCGAGTGGATTCCCGAAGCTGTCGAGAACCTGCTCCACAACCACGACATTCTGAACCGAACCGAACTAGCCAAGAAGATCAATCTGTCCAGGTCAACCGTCTACGAAGCGTTCGCCGAGGATTGGTCAGGCCGGGCCAGCATGAAGGTTCTGGAAGCGATGTGTGGACACTTCCGCGTCCCCCTTAGCCGGATCGTTACGGAGCCTGGCCGAGCCAGCGCACAGGCCCGAGTGCGTCGGTCGAGTGTCCGGAAATCCGTGTGACTGCATCCACAGCGGTACTTGCCGATGAACCGGACCGCTTACTCGTCACCCGACCGGAGGCCGCGCGAATCCTGTCCCTGAGTCTCAGGGAGGTTGACAACCTGCGGGTGAGCGGTCGCCTGATGGCTAAGAAGCACGGAGCCAAGGTGCTATTCCCGGTCAAAGAACTCGAACGCTTCGCTAACGACCTGCCCTGGGAGGTAGACCAGTGACCACGAAAGTTGACGGCGATTGGCTGCCACCGTTCGCCGCCGCGCTTGACCGCATAACGCCCGGTGTCACAGTCGATGCCGACATGGAAACGTGCATGAAGCTGGACGACGGAATGTGGATCACCACAAGCGGCTTCTATATGACTTCCGCGCAGGTAGCGGATCAGCACGGACCTTACGACATTCCTGCATCTAATCCCGCTGCGGAGATTCTGGACTGGGCGCTCCCCGCCGAAGTGGACAAGTTCGTTGACGAGTACGACGAGGACAACGACGAATGATGTCCAGCCTTACCGAACCCGATGCCGAAGCGGTCGAAGAACTTAAGGCCGCGTTAGAGCGGTTAAGAAAGGACGGATGGAACCGTGGAAAGTTTCACGATGTCATCACAGGCAAGTGCTGTGCTCTTGGGGCGTTCGGGAACGCGTTCCCAACCGATTCACCCGGAGTCGCTTACCTCGCTTACGCAATCCGGAGCCGTAAGGGTGGGCACCCATACCCACCGGACATGCCGGATATGTCCGTCGTCATTCGTTTCAACGATGCACACGGGCGTAAGTGGGCCGAAGTGGAAACCGTCTTTCTCGATGCAATCCGTTACGCGGAGGGTAAGGGCGTTCACGTCCGATCAAGTGCTTAGAGACAACGTTGTCTGTGTGGTGTCTCTGCTGGTGCTGGTCCTGTTCGGGGCGTTCATCCTGAATGCGTGGTTCGCGGGATGGTGACCTTGAATACAGCCTATGTACTGGACTCTCGTTTAACTTCCGAAACGTCAGCCTCACCCCTAGACTGGTTTATAGAGGGGGAGGGGATGAAAAAGTTTCGGGACGTGATCAACGAAACGCGAAGGGTAGTGATGACTAACCCGCTGGGCCGGAATAAGACTCCGGACTATACCAGCGCGGATGGAAAGCCTTGCTGCATCTTTGGTCACGTCTTGAAACGGCTGGGAATCGGTATCGCAGGTTGGGAACCGATTAACAGCGTCACCTTCGCTGACCTGCCTTGGAACGATTGGGGGTTCGAGGAACCGAATGCCTATCAACTCCTTTGGATCACCAACGTTCAAGCTAACGCAGATAACGGGGATGCTTGGGTTATCGCTGTAGCGATGGCTGACGCAACCCTGATCTAACCAGACTCCCGAGAGCGCGGGTTATCGCTCCCGAGGCTACGGACGGTAAGCCGTGGCGGATAAATCAAATATAGCTGTCACTTACGAATTAACTCCGTTGTCGGAGGGTCCGTGTTTAGCGTCCGGGCCGCAGAGTGGTTCGCCTGCAAGTAAGCCAGCATTGAATACGTGTGTATATCGCACGACGAACCGGTCCCCCCACCCGCTATGGGTGGGGCAGCCGGAGAAGTGCGGGTAGCGATATGCGGTTGGTACCTGAGGGTGACCGCATGAAAACGCTCTGGCGGGGTCCGTGGCCGTATCTACGGGTCAGAGCATCCAGGTTCGATTCCTGGGTATCGCACCAAGCCGGAGCGGTTGAGACGCACAGCGCTAACGGGCATTAGCGCTTACTGGTGCGCGACGTAAGGGTGTGGCGTCTGCTGCTACCTGTTGCGCTCCCGCTCCGGCCTTCACTTCCACCTTCACCACAAACCACGAAAGGGCAGTCAGATGACGGTTATTTACCTGGGTGAACCGACCGGCCCACGACTCCGCGACTTGTCCCGGTCGCAAGAGAAAGCCCTTAACGACTGGCTGACAATGGCGCTCGTTGCGCCACCTAGAAAGCGTGAAGAAGTCCCCGTCGACTTCACGCGAGCGCTTAGCGCCCTAGCTAAGCGTCGGGGTATCCGGTTCCACTTCAACAGTGACCGGATGAGGGTACGCGGCGAAGCCGTGCTCGGTAAGAACATGCCTGGCTGCGTTGGCGGCTCTAAACGAAAGGTCACCGTGACCAATGAAAGGGAATTGGCTACGAAAGCTCAACCCGCTATCCGGGTCAAAGCCCGCTCCGGAGGTTTCGTTACCGGAGGGGGAGAAGGGGTCGCGCCTTACCATGACCGCGACTGGCGGGACGACTACCTATAACTATAAGCGGTGTTTACGCTGCAATGCCCTATTGACGACTAAGTACAGGAGATGTACGGTATGCAACATGGAACCGGAACTGGCCGCGTGGGAGCAGGAACTTCTCTGGGCTGCGACTTGGGATGCGGAGCAACGTATCCGGTGGAACGGGCTTGGCAGCGGGACCTCCACCATTACGCCTCCGAAAAGGGCATTCTCCCCACCTGCGGGCGGGGTGCAGAGCGAAAGGCGCGAGCCACCCATGCTGAGGCAGCCTGAAAAGCTGATGTTGGCCGGTGATTGGCACGGGAATCTCCCGTGGGCTTTCAAGGCCATCAACTACGCGAAGGCCAACGGCGCGGACACGATTCTGCACGTTGGCGACTTCGGCTGGTGGAAAGCCGGTGAGGCTACCTACCAGTACCTCGCTCAGGTCAACCAAGAGCTTGACTACTGCGGTATTGACCTGCTGTGGGTTGACGGGAACCACGAGGACCACGCGTTCTTAGGTTCGTTCAACGTGCCCGGCGCTGCGCCGCTCACAACCAAGTCTTATCCGCGCATTACGCACCTTCCGCGCGGGTTCCGCTGGGAATGGTGGGGTGACACGTGGATGGCCCTTGGCGGTGCTCATTCGGTCGACCGCTCATTCGCTGTTGAGGGTGAATCCTGGTGGGCGGGCGAGTGGCTTAACGACGCTCAGCTTGCCCACGCAATGCGGCCTGGCAAAGTTGACATCATCGTTGCCCACGACGCACCTACCAACGTCGATATTCCCGGTATCACACCCGGCAAAGACATTTGGTTGCGTATCGACGGTAAGCCGCGCAAGGTGCCTCAAGTCGACAAGCTTAAGGCAGAGGAACACCGCGCTCGTATTCAGCAAGTGTGCGACGCGGTTAAGCCGGTCGAGTTCTACCACGGGCATTATCACCGCGATTACAACGCGCTGTGCCGGTTGCAGGGCGGCGGCTACATGAACGTCCGGGGCCTCGATAAAGACGAGACCACGATGGCTAAGAACACGTATTTCATCACGGAAGGGTTGGACGACGAATGAACGCCGATCTTATGGCGGCGGCGCGCTCTGACCGCCGGTTGCACGGCTCTATGTGGTGGAGGTCGCGGCGATGAAGGCTAGCGAGCGGTTGACGGAGCGTAACGAGCTGCTGGAAGTCATCGCGGAAATCGACTCTGACCTTAGCGTCCTTGTCGAGGATAAGAGTTTCCGGGCTGCCCAACAGTGCCGGGAAATGTTGGACGCGCGGCGCGAGACGGCGCGCGAGTTGAACTTGCTTGGGTTTAGCGCACCTGAGCTGGACGAAAGGTTGAGGCGGCGTGAAAGTCCTCCTGCTGCTGGTGCTGGTGATAGCGCTGGTGTTCGTGATGGCGGCGGTGATTGTGTCGTTGCAAAGCGCCGTATCGGCCCGTCGAAAGAGGCGGGCTAGCGATCCGCTGTTCTACCTGACGCGCCATGAGCGGCGCGAGTATGCGCGGGCTGTCGCTAAGCGAAAGCTGTCTGAGGCTGATGACGCTTACTACCAGCGACTTAACGACATGCTCACCCGGTAGTACCCACAACTAAATACCCACACATAAAGCCCCTGTTAGCTTCGGTTGGCAGGGGTTTTCCTATGGAAGGAAAACCTTTGAACCGTAAGAAGATCGCGGCTATGGCCTTGGCGGCGGCTGCCGTCCTGCCTGTGGTCGCGTGTTCGACTTCGGTCCCGGCTGGCGTGACCGCTATCAAAGTGGACGACTACGCATTCGTGCCGACTGACCCGACCGTTGAGGGCTGCATTAAGCCTGAGACGAACGAGTTCAACCCGATTGGCGGGTTCAAGGCGTACATGTACCCGGCGCGTCAGGTCAGCTATGACGCTCTGGACCAGGAGGGCGCTGAGGCTCCGGCGACTGTCGTCGTGTCCAATGCGTCCGCTCCGGCTGAGCTTAAGGTGCCGGTAACGGTGACGTTCGACCTGACGCAGGATTGCGACAAGTTGAAGCAGTTTCACCGTGACTTCGGTACGAAGTATTCGGGCTGGCTGAATGATGACGGCTCCGTGTCTCAGGGCTGGCGTGACCTGCTGAACTACGTGGTGGGCCAGCCGTTGCAGAACACGTTGGTGTCCATCGCGCAGAAGTACGAATGGCGCAAGATCTGGAACGACGAGACGGTGCGTGTCGAGTTCCAGAACGCTCTCCGGGAGACCCTGCCTAAGGTGTCGCAGCAACGCACCAACGGTGAGGAATACTTCGCCAACTTTCAGGTGACGGTGATGAAGCCTGACCCGGTTGACCCTGGTCTCAAGCAGGCGATCATTGCTGAGCAGCAGGCCATTGCTACGGCCCGCTCGACTGAGGCTCGGGGCGTTGCCGACGCTAAGGCTGCCGAGGCTAAGGCTAATGCGGATGTGACGGCTGCGGAGGCTCAGACGAAGGTTGCTGAGCAGGAGGCGATCAAGCGGGCTGCCGAGATTCGCGGTTTCCCGGATGTGGATTCCTACCTTAAGGACAAGGCGCTGGATAAGGGCATCACTCCGTGGCCCGCTCCGGTTATCGCGGGCGCTCCGGCTCGCTAAAGGTGTAAGCCGGGGTAGCGGCTGAAACCCTCCCGTCCGTACGCCAGGAGAGGGGAAAGCGGCGTGGATTCGGATTCGTACGGTCGGACACACGATCACGCTTGCACTACTCAATAACTCTCCCTAGGTGGGGCGCGCATACCTAGGGGTGATTAACGCACGCGCACCCTAACCCTCTTTAACAAAGGATTCGTCATGTCGAAAAAGAGCCTGTTCAAGCAACCAGGTATCGAACAATTGCTTCCCGGTCACGATCTGCCAGTAGGCGTTAAGGTCACCGGTCGCAACATGCACGCGGTCACGTTGCTGGTGTCGGCGTCCGGCGAAGCGAACGGTAGCCGGTCTACCGCGACGGCCTTCTTTGAGAGCGACGGTTCGCTGTCGCATGTCAAGTTGACCGACAACACGGGATCGGTCGACGTAAAGGCCGGTGAGTACCTGGTCCTCAGCGACGACCTTAAGACCGTCGTGGTTGCGGGGACAGAGGACTACGAGTTCCTCAAGGTGCTGCTCCCGCTGCTCGTCGCGGTGGACACAGCTTTCGACTCACTGGCTGAGAGCTTGGGCGGTCTCGATCTGTCGAACGTGTCGGGCCTCTTCGGTCTGTGAAGCACCTTCTGAGGCACCTTGCCGCGCTCCACTACTTCCGTAGGGAGCGCGGCAGGTTGCCCACCATTAAGGAACTACGCGATGACTCTAAGACTTAAAGTCTTCGGTTTTGAGGTTGTCCGGGTGGAGTTGGAAATCCCGGAAGTCGACTCCCGAAGCGTTACCCCGATTCAGCGGGTCGTTAAAGGCACTAGCAACTGGTGGGTTAAGAGGATGAACGCATGAGCGTTAAGAAGCGCACACCCGAACAAGGCCGAATCGTAGTCACACTCGAATACTCGATGCCCCGCGTGTACTGGCCTGAGTACGCGGATGGTGGAAAGCGAATCATTACGGATGCGGTCGACTGCCTCAGGCAGAACGTCCAAGACTTCCGTGATGGCGCGCTTTCCCTTGGAGACCTAATTCAAGGTGCCGACGAAATCCACGTCGAAGCCACTAAGTAAGAGAGGGTAAGCATGACTACCTTTTTGCAGAGCTTGCAGTCCCAGTTCAACACCACTCGCACGGAGAACGGCGACAAGGCGCACAAGTCGAGCCTTGATCCGGTGGTGGATTACTTCGGCCTGGCGGGCGCTATGCGTGACCGCGCGGAGGCATCTGCCGACCTGTTAGAGAAGGCGTTCCGTGTTGACCCACAGGCCGCTGTGCGAACCCTGTTCTATCTGCGGGACGTGCGCGGGGGCCAGGGCGAGCGTGACGTGTTCCGGGCGGGCCTCAAGCGGCTTCTGAACAAGTACCCCGGTCTGGACTGGTCGGTGCTCAAGCATGTTCCGTTCTACGGGCGTTGGGACGACCTGTTCTACGACGGTGCGACGGTCACGCCGCCTGTGGCGCGGATTCTCCACAATCAGTGGGCCGCTGACGTGGCGGCTTACGAGCGTGGCGATCAGGTGTCGCTAATGGCTAAGTGGCTGCCGTCCGACAAGAGCAAGTCGCGCCCGGAGCTGGCTATCGCGGTCCGTCAGGCGCTCGGCCTGACTCAGCGTGAGTACCGGCAGACCCTTACGGCGCTTAGGGGCCGGATTGGTCTCGTCGAGCACGACATGTCGGAGCGCACGTACGAGCACATCGACTACTCGAAGCTCCCGGCGCAGGCGCACCGTAAGCACGTTAAGGCGTTCCGGCGCAACGACGGTGAGCGGTACCAGGCGTTCCTTGACGCTGTGCAGCGCGGCGAGGCGAAGGTGAACACGTCGACTCTGTATCCGTACGAACTGTTCGATCTGTGCCGGTCGGACCCGCAGGCGGCAGACGCGCTGTGGAAGAACCTGCCTGACTACACGCAGCCGGGCCAAGACGCGCTTGTCTTGCCGGACGTTTCCGGTTCGATGTATGGCCGTCCCATCTCGGTGTCTGTGTCTTTGGCGCTGTACTTCGCGGAGCGCAACACTGGTCCGTACCAGGGCTATTTCCTGTCGTTCGACACCACGCCAAAGCTGGTTAAGGTGCCGGAGTCGGGCGACCTGGCGCAGAAGTTGTCGGCGGTCGAGTACCACACGAACAACTCCGGTTCGACCAACTTGGAGGCCGCATTCGCTGCGATCCTCCGGGCGGGTGTCCAGTCGGGCTCGGTTCCTGGCGTGCTCTACGTCGTTTCGGACATGCAGTTCAACCAGGCCCTTAATCACGCCGATCTGAGCGTGTTCGAGTCGGCCAAGCTCGCGTTCCGTTCGCACGGCTTGGAGTTGCCGCACGTGGTGTTCTGGAACGTCAATGCGCGGCATGATCAGTTGCCCGCGACGGCTATGGACGGCAACGTGACTTTGGTTTCCGGGCTGGCTGCGACGACGTTTGCGCTGGCCGTGGAGGGTAAGTCGCCGCGTGAGCTGGTGGACGACGTAATCAATTCGGAGCGATACGCAAATATCGTTCTGTAAAACTTCCATCCTGCCCGGCTAGGCCGGTAAGGTTGGTAACAGGTGGACGCGAACAGCAATTAAACTTCTTCTGCTAAAGAAACAAAATGCGTCCAGTACAAAACCTGTGGACCCCCACAGCAATTACCTACATTCCATGATAAGGACGAGGCGCGGGTTCGATTCCTGCCATATCAGGGCCGTAAGGTGCCTGTTGTAGCTCAGAGGTAGAGCGCGTATGTAAACCAAGGGGTCCAGTACATAGCGGCTGTGGACACGAACAGCAATTCTAACTCTTTCAAATGGTGAAAATAGAATGTGTCCAGTTCCGCCGCGTTTAGCCCGCCCCGCGCTTTTATGACTGCGGGGCGGGCTTTTTTGTGCCCTGAAAGGACTTAAACATGCCAGGACCAATGTCCGCGCCTAACGGCAACAAGCTGATCACGGTGAGCGCGGAAGCCCGTAAGAAAGCCGGTCGGACCGGCAAGACGGAGCTGGTGCGCGAGCGGAAAGGCAACAAGAAATGAAGGCTCTCGTTATCGTGGCGGCGGTCGCGGTCGGCCTGTCCATGTCTGGCTGCGCTACGCAGAACCAGCATTGGGAGACGGGCTGCAAGGTCACGTCGAAAGACATGATCTATAGCAGCACTGATGGAAACTCGTCACGTAAGAAGCGGATTAGCACGTCGTGCGGCGCTTTCGATGTCGAGGACGCCTGGGAAGCGGGTTCGTTCAGCTCATACGACCTGTGGTCAAAGCTAGAGGTTGGTAAGACCTACGACCTCAAGGTGGGCGGCATCCGGAACGGGTTCTTCTCGATGTTCCAGACCGTCTTGGAGGTTAAAGAATCGAATGGCTAGCAAGCTGGTTGTAGAGGCTGTCGCTAAGTACCTCGAAGCGAAGGGCGATTCGTCGAACGCGGACCGGTTCTATCCGGTGCCTAACCGCGCGATGCGTCGCGCTTTGCGGTTCAGCGGTAACCGGCAGTTGATTCCCGGTGCTAACGGGAAGCCTGCCACGTTCTATCAGCCGCAGCGGTCGCGGATTCAGAGGGGTATTTCGCGGCCCGGCGTGCGCGGCAAGGTGCTTACCGAGGGGCTTAAGCCGATCTTCGTTGACGGTGACGACCGTATGGACCTGAGCGAGTTCTACGAGCAGGCGGCGGCGTGACGTACCGCGTTGAAATCGGGCTAAAGGAACAGCCCATATTTGCCGTTATTGCTGTGGCTGAGCCGGAGGTTTCTCACAACGGCATTTTGCAAGTCACGCTCAAAGACGGCTACCTGGTCTATGCGCCGGGTTACTGGCAGAGCTACGGAGTTAAGGAAAACAAAGATGGCTAAGCCTGTTGGCACCGTCATGTACAAGGCGTACGAGCACGAACTGTTGCCTCCCATGTTTGACGTTGCCGTTCATACGAACAAGGGATGGTTCATCACTGACCAGGACAGCACCTATCCGAGTAGGGAGCCTGCCGGGCCGGGGTGGACTGAAATTCAGTTGCTCTCGAAGGTTAGCGAGGACTGATCACTGACTATCAAGTAAAGCGTGACTACTGGGACCGGCCCATTGTTTACCCCGAAGGATTCACCTTTAAGGGTAGTGGCCCGCCTGGGGAGTGGCGGGAAGGTAGGGGCCGTGACGGAAAGCAAAAGCGGTGGTGGTACACCAAAGACGGCAAAGGCTACAGCCGGTCGTCCGGTGCTGGCAAAGGGCTCGACACCAAAGACGGGCTCATTGACTGGGCGGCGTGTCAAGCAGCCGTTGGAATCCTCTTGGACGCCTCCGCGCGCTCAGAGGTCGCAACGCTTATCAATGAGTACGACGCCGATCCCTGGTACAAAGGCGACGACGGCGGAACCCGCTCAGGCAAAGAGCGGCTTAAAGCTGCTGTTGAGAAAGCGCGTAACACTGCCGGTCAGCACACTGCTGCTTCTGCTGGCACTGAGTTCCATAAGCTCGGCGAACTTCGCAATAAGGGCGAGAGCCCGCGCGTGGTCCAGGACCACCTAAAGGAACCGCTAGCGCAGTACGACCGCGCCGTGGAACCTATCGAGTTCCTAGAGCAAGAAATGCTGGTCGTTAATGACCACTTAGAGCTTTGCGGTTCGGTCGATTACCTCATGGGCTTGCCGCCGGGGATTACCACTCCGGATGGTGAATACCATGAGGATTCTTTGGTAGTAGTTGGCGATCTTAAGACGGGTCGCTGGGACGCTAAGCGTCCAATGAGTGTGACTTGCCAGTTGACCGCTTACGGGACTGGCGTCCGCTATGACCAGGAGACGAATACACGTACTCCGCTGCATCCCCGCATTAACAACAAATGGGGTGTCATGGTCCATTTTCCGATTATGACTAAGAACCCGAAAGTCAAATTCTACTGGGTGGATTTGACGCTGGGGTTGAAGGCTTCACTTCTCGCTAAAGAGGTTGAGGCCATGCGGCGGACCTTCAATTCTAAGGATTCCGACTTGAAGGAACTGAACCTAGATCACTACCAGTGGTGACCGCTGCCCGCCGTAAGCGCGGAAGTACCTTGCGGCGGGACGAGCGTGGCCTAAAGCAGTGCATTGGGTGTGTGGAATGGCTGCCTGAGGCTAGGTTCTGGAAATCGCCTACAGCGATGGATGGGCTAAAAAGCCGGTGCAATCGGTGCCTAAACCTACGAAGCTTTTACAAGCTTGAGTATCACCAGTTTATGGCAATGGTTGCTAGTCAGGGTTATTGCTGCAAATTATGCAGTGACCGGCTGGACCTTAGCTCGCAAAGAAAATACAACATTGACCACGATCACAAGTGTTGTCCGCGTGCTATCACATGCGGGAAGTGCATTAGAAGCATTCTGTGCAGCAATTGCAACACGTCACTTGGACGGTTCAATGACGATCCCGCCTTGCTCCGTAAGGCGGCTAGATACGTTGAATTAGGAGGGTCTATATGACCACTGATACGAGTTTGGCGGCGTGGGAGTCGTTGGATAAGGACTATCTGCGGGAGTCGCAGCGCGCGGTCCTTAAGGCGCTGGGGCGTCTGCGTAAGGGCGGTACCGATACGGATATCGCTCGGGTCTACAACCGGTCCAAGTGGGGTGCGGTGCTGCCGCAGTCGCCTTCGGGTTTGCGTACTCGCCGGGCTGAGCTGGTGAAGCAGGGCTTCGTGAAGGACACGGGTGTTCGTAAGCGTCTGCCGTCTGGCCGCTTGTCAGTCGTCTGGACCAAGGCAAAGAGCGGGGCCTAGTTGACGGCAACTAAGGCTGATCTTGAGGCGGCTCTAGCGGAGTCGGACGCCAAGATCGCGGAGCTTGAGGAAGAACTGAAAAACGCGCCTAAGTGGGACGACGCAGGCAAGCCCACTGTTTACGAGGCGTGGAACCGCGTTATGCGCGATGTCCAGTTCATTAGTAAGAACTCGCGTAACGAGCAGCAGAAGTTCAACTTCCGTGGCATTGACGCGGTGATGAATGCGGTTGGTCCGGTTCTGCGTGAGCACGGCGTGATTGTCGTTCCGACTGGCGCTGAGCATGAGGCTGAGCGGTACTTGTCGAAGAACGGCGGGCAGATGTGTAACCGCACCGCCGAGATGAGCTACCGCGTCTACGGCCCGGCTGGCGACCATTTCGACGGTGTTGCGGTCGGTGAGGCTGCGGACTCTGGCGACAAGTCGATGACTAAGGCTGAGTCGGTTGCTCTGCGTACGTTCCTGCTGCAATCGCTGATGTTGCCGACCGATGACCCGGACCCGGATGCCAGTTCACATGAACGCGCCGTGCCGGTTCGGACTCAGGCGCAGGCCCAGCCGATGCCAGCTCCGGACGATAACCCGGAGTCCCGCGAGGCGCGCGGCGCTCTTAGGGCTAAGGCGCAAGAGCACGGCTGGAATTTGGGCGCAATTGCCGACAAGTTCGCTAAGGACAACAAAGGCAAGGCGCTTAAGGATGCCACGGCTGCCGAGGTCGAGGCTTATACGAACCTTCTAGCGACAGGGGCGGTTACCGTCTAATGTTCAACAACACAATTGCGGGTATCCCCGTGGAGCTGGTCGACGCTCCACGGGGCATTTGGGTTCCGTGCGAATTGTGCTTCGTTAAAGAAGCCGCGTTCGCGGTGGGCTCGCACGATCACAAACTGCTCTGTGAGGGCTGCCTTGATTACGGGGACTCGCGCCGTTTCTGGAACTTGGAACCGAGGCAGGCTCTGTGACTGATGTTCTACCCGAAACTCAGGTGTTCGACGCGGACACATTCATTAGCATCTTCCAGCCGGGCGACAGCGATCACGGCTGGCCTAACGAGCTGCAATACCTCTGGACAGCGGACCAGCCACGCACCTTGGCGCTGCTCGACGAGGTTATCTCGGCGGGTGGCATCACTAAGCCGGTATCGGTTGGCCCGGATAAGCGGGTTTGGGACGGGCATCACCGCGTAGCTATCGCATTGGCGCTGCGCCTTCCGCTGCCTGTGGAGTTCGTCAAGTAGTAAGGGGGAGCTTTGAGTGAATACAATCCGGTCTCCGTAGAGCAGGACATCTTAGCGACGGTTAACGAAATCTCGCAGGGTGTGATTACCGCGCGGGACGCTCACGAAAAGCATCTTGAGTCTGAGCGTGAGTACAAGCGCGCTTATGCGCGGGCGTTCATGGCCCATAAGGGTCCGCAGACTGAGAAGAAAGTCGCCGCGAACATTGTCCCGGAGGTTATGGAAGCCGAGGACATGCGGGACGCGTGGGACGTGGCTTACACGTACGCGAAGGAAAGCAACAAGGCGCTTAGCTCAAAGCTGGATGCTATTCGTTCGGTCGGCGCTTCTGTGCGTCAGGCATACGCGAACGCTGGCCGTGGCGAGTGGTGAGGCTGCCTGCCGTCGTCTGATCAAGCCGCGCTCTGAGGGCTTCTGTGAAAGGTGTACCCGCTGGGGCGGGCTGACACTCCATCACCGACAGAAACGCTCTCAGGGCGGCTTGTGGACGGCTGAAAACTGCGTCCTGGTGTGCGGCCACGGTACGACCGGCTGCCACGGGTGGATTGAGCATCACCCGGACGCGGCAGAGCTACAGGGCTGGCATATCCGGCCTTGGCTAAACCCGGCTGACGTTCCGCTGCTTTGGCGCGGGTCTGACTGGGTTCTGTTAACGAGTGACGGAGGAATGAAGCATGTCCAAAAGCCTCAGGGCGCTCCTAGTAGCTGGCGGGATAGCGCTGGCGTTGACCGGCTGCCAACCGAGCGCGGAGAACGGGGTTAGCACCGATCCCGGCGCGGTCGACCCCGGCGGGTCCGGCTTGGTGATAAGTCCCCGGAGCGGCGGAATCGGGTTCGACATGGGCGGCGGCATGTACCTAGACCCTGCTACCGGCCAGATCGGCTTTGGGGGTCTCCCGCTGGGATGAGCGACTTCGGGAAAATCCACCGGAAGTTCTGGGACCACCCGAAGGCTAAGCAGGCCGGTAACGCTGCGCTTGGCCTTTGGGTCAAGGCGAACGCGTGGACTCGGGACAACCGTTCCGGCGGGTTCGTTCCGCGCGAAGTGGCCCTAGAGCTGGGAACGCTCGACGAGGTTAACGCGCTGCTTGACGCCCGACTGTGGAAAAAGGTTATCCGCGATGGCGTGGTGATCGGTGCGCAGTTCAACGACTATGACCAATGGAACGACGACGTTGAGCCGAACACTGAGGCGGGCAATCTTGTTCGCAAGGTGATCCCGGAATCGCAGCCGGTCAGCATTCGTAAGCAGCTCGTTAAGAAGTCAACGGACCTACTGCGCGAGGGTATCGACCCGGAAATCTTGGAGCGAGCGCTTAACCTCTGGCTCGCTAAGGACTTCGGGCCGGGCATTCTGCCGAACTTGGTTAGTGAGGCGCAGAAAGAGGCGCAACGCGCGGCCACGCTCAGAAACACAATCACTGAGTGCCTTAAGACGGGGCAGGTGTCACCGCTTAAGGCGTACGGATTCATCTTTTCGCCGCCTGTACCGCCGGATGGGCTCGATGTGCAACAGCGTCGGGCATGGATGGCCGGTGCTAAGCGGGATTGGTTGAACGAACTTAGAGGGAGAGTTGCTGCTTGACGGAGCCTGACGAGTATCCGCCTGACGAGGACTACGGCGCACAGCCGCCAAGCGATCTGGGCGCGGAGCAATGCGTTATTGGATCGGTTCTGCTGTCAACAAAGGCGCTTAACTCACTAACAGCGCTGATCACTGCCGGGGACTTCTACCGGCCTATCCACGGTGACATTTACACGGCAGCTCAGGCCCTAGCGTCAGCCGGTGAGCCGGTCGACGCGATGACGGTTGCCAAAGAGCTTGAGAAGCGCGGCCAACTCAAGCGGGTTGGTGGGGCACCGTACCTGCTGACCTGTATGGAGAACACGCCTACAGCCACTAACGCTGAGGCGTACGCGCGGATGGTCCTCGACAAGGCGAAGCTTCGGCGGCTCGACGAGCTGGGCACCCGGCTTAAGGCGCTGGCGTACTCCGAGGCCACGACGAGCGACGACGTTAACGCTCTGATGGGCCAGGGTGAGAAGTTCTTCCGGTCGCAGCATGAGCCGGATGACACTGCGGTGTCGTTCGAGGGAATGATTGCCTCGTGGGAGGAATGGCAGGCCACTGACGTTGGGTCGATCCCGACGCCTTGGGAGGCCCTGAATGCTCGTCTGAATGGCGGGCTACAGCGCGGGCGGCTGTACACCATAGCTGCCAGGCCGGGTGTCGGTAAAAGTGTTGCAGCGTTGCAGATGGCGGCTTTTGCGGCCCACTGGGGTTTCCCTGCGGCGTTCTTCACATTGGAAATGTCCAAGGATGAGGTTACGTCGCGGCTTATCTCTGCCGGGTCAAACACGGACTTTAGCCGCATCATGCAAAAGCGTTTGGACCTAGAGGACCGCGAGAAGATTGACCGGTACCTAAAGGACAGTCGCAATCAGCCGTTGCAGACCGTCGACCGGTCAAGGGTCACGGTTGAGCAGATCGTGGCGCACTGCCGGTCGCTAGGAAAGCTCGACGTGTTGGTGGTCGACTACCTACAGCTCATGTCGGCAACGGACACCAAGGCGTCTCGTGAGCAGCAGGTAGCTCACATGTCGCGTTCCTTGAAGATTGCGGCTAAGGAACTGGACGTGGCGGTAATCGCGTGTTCGCAGTTGAACCGTGGTCCCGTTAAGGACGGTAAGCCGCGTGCGCCGACGATTGGCGATCTGCGCGAGTCGGGAGCGATTGAACAGGATAGCGATGTCGTTCTGTTGCTGCATACCGACGAGGACGATCCGGGGATTATCCAAATGATTATCGGTAAGAACCGTAATGGCCGGATGGGGGACTTGATGTTCAACTTTGAGGGCCACTATCAGCGCATCACATGAGCGCTGAGATTAAGGCGCTTATGTCGCCTAAGCCTTTGCATTGGACGGATGAAGCGCTATGCCACGATGACGACCGTTTTACTGGTCGTCGGGAATGGCTCACGTTGGCAGATAGGCGCGATATGCGCGCTAAGTGCGGCGTATGTCCGGTCTTTGACGAATGCTGGCGGTGGGCGCGGGATGAACAAGTAATCGAGGTATTCGCAGCGGGGTATTGGAGGAACCCGGATGGACGCGTTACTGAATCGGATTAACCGGCATGGCTGCGCGGGTTGTGGTCAGTCGGTCTATTTCACCCGTCACGGCGCTTGCGAGCGTTGCGAGGGCGGCTACGACGACGACGAGGACTACCCACGTGATTGAGCCGGACGAGGATTACGAAAACCCGATTGGCGAAGTGCTGGACGAAGACACGGTAGACGAGCTTTCAAAGTCGCACCTGGTCTACAGCATTTCTAAGTTCCTTGGGTTGGGGGACAAGTGGCCGTTCATCTAAGGGCTTATAACGAGAAGCTGGGCACCGTCCGAGATGTGGCGGTGCCCTTTCAGTTTCCGGGCGGCGAATGGGACTTGAAGAACGTCCACGAGTTCGACAACCGGGTTACGTGGGTTGCCGACGTTCGCGGCGCTGACCTTAACGACCTTATGGCGGCGGCTCTGCTGTCTAACGTCGCGGTGCAGCGTGGCGAGGACTTCGTTCTCATGGTTCCGTACCTGCCTGCTGCACGGGCCGACCGGGGGCACCCGACTGGCTGTGTGGTGTATGCCGATCTGCTGGCCGCGATGCACACAACGAACATCATTACCGTTGACCCGCATTCGTACCGGATGCCCGATTACCTGCGGGCCACGGCGGGCGCTGTCGCGGCGCTGGACCCGCTGCCACTGCTGGACCGGGCTTTGGAGAGCCAGGGGCATTGGCGGTACGACGCAATCATTGCGCCAGATAAGGGCGCGGTGGATCGCGCCGGGGCAATCGCTAAGCACTACGGGCTGGACCTGGTTGTGTGCGACAAGGAACGCGATTTCGACACGGGCCGGATTACCAAGTACAGGGTGCCGATCCTGTCCACTAAGGGTAAGTACCTGGTGGTCGATGACATTTGCGACGGCGGCGGAACGTTTGCGCTGCTGGCTAGCGAAGCGCTCATCTCTAAGCCGAACCTAGACCTTTGGGTTACGCACGGCATTTTCTCGGGCAAAGCAACCATGCTGCCGAGTTACTACGGACGCATTATGACGACTGACTCACACCCCGGCCATAACCGGGTTGGTGTCGCTACGTCGATTGTGCCCACTTTCACCTATATGCACGAAACGATGGTTAAGGGGCTTAGTGATGACTAAGTTTGCGCCCGTTGCGGCGCTCTTTCAGACGGACGCGTACAAGCTGGGGCACATTGACCAGTACGCGCTTAGCGGGGAAGTAACCCGCGTCTATTCCAACTGGACTAACCGCAAGTCGCGCCTGCCGGGCGTCGATAAGGTGGTTCACTTCGGATTGCAGGCTTATATCCAAGCCCACCTGGTGGACGCATTCGAGCCGTTCTTTAAGACGCTCGACGAGGACCAGGTAGCGGAGCTGTACGAGGAACGGGTTGCGCAGATTCTCGGGCCTGACGCGGCTAAGAGCATCGGCAGCGATCACATTCGCAAGCTGCACCGGCTGGGGTACCTGCCGCTGCGGTTCAGCGCGGTTCCGGAGGGCACGGCGGTGCCTATCGGTGTGCCGTCGTTCACGGTGGAGAACACGCATCCCGACTTCTACTGGCTCACGAACTACGTAGAGACCGGCCTGAGTGCCGGGGTGTGGCAGGCCAGCACGTCCGCGACCATTGCGCGCGAGTACCGCAAGGTGCTTGACGCGGCGGCTAAGCGCACTGGCGCTGACCCGGCTGGCGTCGACTGGCAGTGCCATGACTTCTCTTACCGGGGCATGTCGTCGCACGAGTCGGCGGCGGCGTCCGGGGCCGCGCACCTGTTGAGCTTCACAGGGACGGATTCGCTGGTGGCGCTCGACTGGATTGACCGCTACTACGGCGGCGAGTACGTAGCCGGGTCGGTGCCCGCTACCGAGCACTCGGTGATGTGTACCGGTATCGAGACGGTCGGGGAGCTTGAGACGTTCAAGCGGCTGCTGGACCTGTACCCGTCCGGAATCGTCAGCGTCGTTAGCGACACGTTCGACCTGTGGAAGGTGCTTACCCGCTACCTGCCGACTCTCTACGGGCAGATCGTGGGCCGGGACGGCAAGCTGGTCATTCGGCCCGACTCGGGCGATCCGGAGAAGATCATTTGCGGTGATCCCAACGCGCCTAAGGGTTCTAACGAGTGGTGGGGCGCTCTTAACTTGCTGTACGACACGTTCGGCGGGGTTAAGAACGACGCGGGCTACATCGAGCTGGACTCGCACGTGGGCCTGATCTATGGCGACTCGATCACCTTGGATCGCGCTAAGAGCATCACTGACCGCATGGAGAAGCTGGGCTTTGCCTCGTCGAACGTGGTGTTCGGTGTCGGGTCGTTCACGTACCAGCACAACACGCGTGACACGTTCGGGTCCGCGATGAAAGCGACGTGGGCTGAGGTCGACGGCAGGGGCTACAACCTGCTCAAGAACCCGGTGACCGACGACGGGACCAAGAAGTCCGCTACCGGGCGGCTGGCGGTGCTGCGTGACCTGCAAGGGGAGCTAGTGCTTGTCCAGAATGCCGACCAGTACGACGAGTTCGCGTCTGAGCTGCGTCCGGTTTGGGAGAACGGGAAGTTCGTCTTCCGGCAGTCATTCGCCGGGGTCAGGGGCACTTTAGCTCAGCAGGGATAGCCGGTTAGTTCCGGCTTTCCGGACATTTTCGTGGGTGTTGGGTACATGCGACGTACTGTTTTGTGTGTGCCCAACAGCCCGACGAACGAAAGGGGGTTGAAATGACCTTGACTCTTACAGCAATGCGCGGTTATCCGGCTTCGGGTAAGTCGACTACGGCGCGCACCATTGCAAACAACACGGGCGCGGTTGTGGTTTGTCGTGACGAGTTGCGGAACATGCTGCACGGCGTGTACTTCAACGATGGCTCTAACCACCCTAAGTCACCTAAGGACTTTGAGGATCAGGTGACCATCGCGGAGCGTGCGCAGGTGGCGGCGTTCCTTAAGGCTGGGGTGTCGGTGGTTGTCGACGCTACACACTTGGAGCCGTCTTATCTGCGCAAGTGGGCCAAGATGGCTGCGCAGTACGGCGCTGAGTTCGTCCGCGTTGATCATTTCCCACCGGTTGAGGAATGCCGGAGGCGGGACCATGCGCGGATGCTGGCTGGTGGCCGGTACGTCGGGGACCAGGTTATTGAGCGGATGGCGAAGCGTCACCCGGTGAAGAACTGGCCGGACATTCAAGCGCCGCCGACGTTCGTACCTGAGCCTGTCGAATGGATCGACGGGTTGCCTGAGGTGGTCGTTGTCGATATAGACGGCACGTTGGCGCACATGACGGGGCGTTCGCCATACGACTACTCGCAGGTCCATACAGACACCGTTGACGAGCAAATCAAGCGGCTAGTTAACGACATGTGGGAGCTGTGCGTAGGTGTTCTGATCGTTACTGGCCGGGACGACGAGTGTCGTGAGCCCACTGAGAAGTGGCTGGTTGACAACGGCATCGGCTACGACGAGCTGCACATGCGTCCTACCGGCGCTAAGGACAACCACGGAAACAAGCTGCCCGACTACCTGGTCAAGTACGACCTGTTCAACGCCAATATCAGGGGTAAATACAATGTCAGGTTCGTCTTAGACGACCGTGACCAAGTTGTAAATCTTTGGCGTGCGCTTGGGCTTAAGTGTCTGCAAGTGCAGCCCGGAGATTTTTAGTTGCGTTGGACGAACTGGTCGGACCCGGAAAGCGTTCGGAAGGTCGGACTATCGGGCGCACATAGCCGGGTAGCTCGGCTCTGGGGTCGTGCCGCCGATTATGACTGCTACGTGTGTGGCGGCGTAGCTGCGCAGTGGGCCTACGACGGGTCGGACCCGTCGCAGTTGCTTGGAGTTAAGGACACATCGAACACGGTTCCCATGTGGTATTCGGCGTACCCGGAGTTCTACGCGCCGATGTGCTTCAAGTGTCACAAGCTGAAAGACCGGGCGCTTATGTACCGGGAATTAACTGAATATAGGCAGGCCAAGGTGCGGAGCTAGTTGGAGCACCTGCTAACGGTGCCTATGCCGCGACCGCCAATGAGCGCTAACGATCAGCGGAGAATGCACTGGGCGGCGCAGGCTAAGGCTAAGAAGCAAGTCGGAGAAGCAGTAACAAAGCTGGCACGGCAGGCGGGTCTATCAGACCTAGGCCCGTCTGTTGTGTCGGTCACCTGGTACGCGCCGGATAAGCGTAGGCGTGATACCGACTCACTAGGGCCGTTTCTTAAAGCAGCGTTGGACGGCTTAGTTCAGGCTGGCGTGTGGCCCGACGACCATTCCGATTACGTCGTTGAAACACGCATGGCGATTAACAAATTGCAGGTACGAAACCCGCGAATCGAGATAAAGGTAATTGAAACAGATGCACGATCCGAATTGGCGTGAACTGGCTGTATGCCAGTTTATCGACCCTGAAATGTTCTTCCCATCTAAGGGCGGCGCAACACAAGAGCCGAAGCGTGTTTGCAACACGATGTGCCCGGTGCGTACGGACTGCCTAGATGCCGCGATGCAAGAGGAATACGGCTTAAGCAGAAATTTGCGCTTCGGTATCCGTGGTGGGTTAGTGCCGAATAGCCGTCACCAACTGGCTTGTGAGCGTGGCGAGATTCCTACTCAGGACGAGATTCTAGGAGACGTTGCGTGAGCAAGACACCGGGCCGGATTAGCGAACGAATGGGACTTTCACGCGCGACAGTCCCGGTCACAAACGTTAGCGGCATTCGCACACGCGTTATCCCAGAGTTGGCGATTCCAGACCTGCCGGGCGCGCTCTGCAAGGGCGTAGACGATCCGGACATGTTCTTTCCGTCGCAGCGCAAGGGAGGCCGCAAGGCTGCCATTGAGGCTCGCAAGATGTGCGAACGCTGCCCAATTCAGAAGCGCTGCTTGGACTGGGCGCTCGACTGGAACCGCGACCATCCGGATTACTACGACCAGTTGGAAGGCATCTGGGGTGGGACGAATGAAGCGGAGCGCCGGGAAATCCTTAAGGGGGGAAACAATGCTGCTTAGCACCACGATAAAGCTTAACTGTGGAGTCTTGGAGTACGGGTTTAATCCGGCACATAACTACCACCTGGTGATGGTCTCCAAGGGTTGTACCAGGGGGTTCCGCCGGGAGCTGTATCGGTTGCCGGGTGAGGCGATTAACGCGCTGCTCCCGTACCGCGAGGAGAACACGGAGGTTGCTTCTCTGATCCGCTGGTTGTCGCGCTTCCCGCGCGATGCGTAAGCGGCGTAAGTGCCGAAACTGGCGGCGGTTCCTGAGTGACATGTTTGATGCATTTCTAGAAGGGCTGATTGACGCATGGGATTAGAGCCGCGTTGCCGGTCGGGTAAAAAATGTGTTTCTCGTACGCCTGATGGCCCGGCGATAGTAGCGCTGCGCCCGCTCTGCGACGGCTGCATTAAGGACATTCAGAAGTGCCTAGACGAGCTGCCCGCTTATGCAGGTCTGCTCGAAAAGTACAAGGGCTATGTGCCCGGTTCGGTTGGTCAGTCAAAGGTCAGTTCATCGGCTGAACCTAAGTCACCGCTGAACCTGACGGTTATCGACCTGATAGGGCAGATCGGCGCGGTTATCCGCCGGGCTGAGGGCTACCAGGTGCGTGACCTAATCACGCTAAGCGGTGGCTTAGAAGTGGCGCTCGATATCCGGTCGGTCTATTCAAAGTCGGACGGGATTATCGGCCTGCAAAGGGTGTGGGAGCGGCGACGTGTCCCATGCCCGGAATGCAACTTGCCAACGCTGGGAGCGTGGGTTGGTGAGGATCGCATTTACTGCACGAATAGTGATTGTGCGACCACGCTAAGCAAGTCTGAGTATGAGGACTACTGCGCCGATAAGGCAAGGGCTAAGCGTGGCGGTATTCGCTAAGGTTCCGATGCACAAACGGGGGAGTCCACGGACCTCTGGCGGATGCCATGACCGGGTGCGGGAAACGTGGGGTAAGGCCGATCAATACGCCTGTGCCGAGTGTGGCGACAAGGCGAAGGACTGGGCATATGACGGTACCGATCCGGGCGAGCTTTACCTAAAGCCAGCGGGTAAGCCCTATTCGGTGATGTGTTCGCAGTGGCCTGAGTTCTATATGCCGCTGTGTCGCTCATGTCACCGGGTTAGGGACGCTCGTCTATTGCAGGACGAGCTTACCGAATATCGGAAGTTCAAGCAGCGTACCGGGCTGACGCTAAAAGAAGTAGAAGAAATGATAAAGGAGAAGATTAGTGCCTAACGCTGAAATTACGATTCAGGGAAACCTTACTGCTGATCCGGAGCTGCGGTTCCTTGACTCTGGCGTGGCGGTAGCTCAGTTCTCGGTGGCCTCTACGCCGCGCGTTAAGAAGGGCGACGAGTGGGTGGACGGCGAGACCGTGTTCCTGCGTACGTCCATTTGGCGTGAGCTGGCTGAGGGCGCGGCTGATGCCCTTAAGAAGGGTGATTCGGTCGTGGTGATCGGGAAGCTCAAGCAGCGGTCTTACACGAAGGACGGCGAGAAGCGGACCGTCTTTGAGATTGACGGCGAGTTCGTCGGCAAGAGCGTTCGTAAGCGTCGTGAGCGTGACAGCGGCTACTCGAGTGGGGGCAATTCGGGCGGCGGCAATTGGGGTGGCGGGGAAGACGCTCCTCCGTTCTAAACCCGACTTAACCGCTACGAAAGGTTTACGCGTGTCTCACGAAAAAACTTCCGTGGTTTTGCGGAAGATTGATAGGGCTGCTCGGGTCCGGGGGATGACTTTTGTCCTCCGGCGTCCCGGCGGCAATCACAGCATTTATGACCTCGACGGTCACATGGTGACTATTCCGAATGGGTCCAAGGTGACGCGGGTTGAGGCGACTTACCGGCAGTTACAGGACAAATTGGGAAGGGGCTGGTGGCGGGAATGAGAGAACGTTGGGGCGTCCGCTATCCGATCAGCGGAGTTCACACCTGCCCATTCGGTCGGAAACAGGCCGACATGATTCACCTGCTAGCGCTTATGAATGGCGTTACTGAGGCGGTGGTTGTTGTCGATGACGGCGACGGTTGGAGGGTCGTTTGACAACTAGGCGAATCTTAGTAACGGGTTCCCGCGACTGGACTGACAGGAATAGGGTGTTCGTCACTCTGTCAATTCATATGGTCGGCGTCGATTCGGCGGTGATCGTTCACGGCTATTGCCCTACGGGTGCTGATCTGTTCGCGGACGACTTCGGGGTGCGCCATCCACGCTGCACGGTGGAGCCTCATCCAGCGGATTGGTTCAAGGCTTGCACTGACAAGTGCTATCACAAGCCGCGCTTTAAGGACGGTAAGCCGTACTGCCCGGTTCAAGGGTTTATCCGGAATCAAAAGATGGTCGACCTTGGCGCGGACGTATGCCTGGCTTTCCCACTTGGAAAATCGCCGGGCACCCGTGACTGTATGGCTCGCGCTAAGAAAGCGGGCATTCACGTAATCAACTGTGGAGACGAATAAATGAGCTTAGACGCGCCAGAAAGCGTTAACTATGCGGCCACTATTGTTCAGGTGCCAGAGCCGCTGTCTGTGGTCGGTCTGGACAACCTGCTGGCCGTCCCGCTGTTCGGGTACCAGGCGCTCACGCAGAAGGGCATTAAGGCCGGTGACCTCCGGGTGCTGTTCTTCGCTGAGACGCAGCTTGACACCGAGTATGCGCGGGAGAACAACCTGTTTCGCGAGGCCACGCTGAACCAGGACGCCAGCGAGACCGGATACCTAGAGCCGAACGCCCGTGTCAAGGCGATCCGGCTGCGTAAGAACCAGTCGGACGCGTTGCTGATGCCGTTGGAGTCGCTGGCCTACACCGGCTACGACGTGTCCGCACTCAAGCCGGGCGACGTGTTCGACAAGCTGAATGGGCACACGATCTGCCGCAAGTACATCGCCAAGGGTAAGAAGCAAGCCACGCAGGGTCAGCCTAAGGTGCGTAAGCAGGTTGACGAGCGCCTGTTCCCGAAGCATCTGGACACGGAGCACCTGTTCCGGAACCTGCACTACTTCCGGAACGCGCGCCGCGTCGTGGTGACTCAGAAGCTTCACGGCACGAGCTGGCGGGGCGGCAATATCCCGGTCAACCGGACTAAGGGCCGCGTCGAGCGGTTCATCAACTGGCTGGGCTGGTTTACCCACGACACCGAGTACAAGCACGTCTACGGCTCTCGGAATGTGGTTAAGGGCCGGTCGGAGAACAACCACTACTACGACACGGACCTTTGGGCCGAATACGGTAAGCAGCTTGAGGGCAAGATTCCCGAAAACTTCATCGTCTACGGCGAGCTGATCGGGTGGGTGGATAACGACACGCCGATTCAGAAGGGCTACACGTACAACCTGCCTCCGGGCCAGTGCGAGCTTTACGTGTACCGGGTGGCGACGGTGAACCCGAAGGGTGTCATTGCCGATCTGTCCTGGGAAGGCGTTAAGGACTTCTGCGCGAGCTTGGACCTTAAGACGGTGCCTGAGCTGTGGCTAGGGAAGATCCATTCTCCGAACAGTGATTCAGACGCGAATCTGACAAACGTGTACGCGGATGAGTTCCTAGATCGGAAGCTGTTTGACGACGGCAATTCGACCGCGCTTCCGCTGTCTGATCCTAAGACGGTTGACGAGGGTATCTGCGTCCGTATCGAGGGCCAGATTCCGCACGTGTTCAAAGCGAAGTCGCCACTGTTCCTGCTACATGAAAGCAAGGCGCTAGACGCTGGGGTTGCCGACGTTGAGTCAGCCGCCTGAGTGTGTTATTGAGTGGTGCTCTAGGCCAGTAAGGACAGCTCCTTACTGCCTAGGGCACTACCAGCGTAGCCGCAAGGGTAAAGATATGAATAAGCCCTTCAAGCGGATAGGCGACGGCCCGGTTTGCACAATTGATGGGTGCAAAGGCGCTAGAAAGGCGCTTGGTTTGTGCGCCGCGCATTACCATCAGCGGCGATACGTTCGGACCCCGCTGCGAACCGATATCTCATACAACGCCGCGCATTCCCGGGTTAAGGCGCTGTGGGGTCCAGCCAGGCAGTACGGGTGTGTCACGTGCGACTGTCGGGCGGCGCATTGGGCGTACGACGGCACCGACCCAGAGCAGCGTTACGGTCCCGCCTCCGGCGGCGAATCGTTCATGTATTACTCGGCATTTCCAGAGTTTTACATGCCTATGTGTAAGAACTGCCACCTGAGGATGGATGGCCGCTTGGCGGCGGAAGAACTGCGCGAATACCGCGAATGGAAACTAAGGACCGGTATGACCCTTAGGGATTTAGAAAGGATGACTGCGTGACGGTCGATATTAAGGACGCTTTCAAGGCTGCTAAGCTGCGGGAGGCTGAGGCTAAGGCTGATCTTGCGGTGTTGCAGACCGGCCAGGCGCAGCGGGCCGAGCGTCATTTCATGGCGACTGACGACATGCAGCGCCAGCACTATTTCATCGGCGGTGTGGATAGCGCCAACGTGAACAGTGCTGCTCAGCACCTTGAGTTTTGGCATCGGGTGGACCCGACGTGCGACATGAACATTGAGATTCACTCCGGCGGCGGGTCCGCGCTGGCGGGAATCAACCTGTTCGACACGCTTACGCGTTACTCGCTGCGGGGCGGTGGTCAGCACAAGTTGACTATCACTGTGCGCGGCTTGGCGGCGTCTATGGCGACGGTGCTTGTGCAGGCGGCTGACGAGCGGGTCATTGGCCCTGAGTCGTTCTTCATGGTTCACGAATTGTCCGGCCAGACGGCGGGCAAGATCGGCGAAATGGAAGACACCATGAAGTTCTACGCGAAGCTAAACACTCGCATTGGTGAGATTTACGCGGAGCGTTCGGGCGGTAAATGCACCGTTGAGCAGTTTAGGGCTCTGTGGACGCGTCAGGACGTTTGGCTGAATGCCCGCGAGGCGTTTGAGCTTGGGTTTGTGGATCGGATTGAGGGGACTAGCTAGTGGCATATGACGATTACTTTGGGGGCGTGAAGGCTCCGACGTTGAGCGAGACCCCGCGCGCTTACACGCGGCCTGTGCGTTTGGATAACGAGCGCGCCGTTCCGCCCGCCCCGGAGGGTGTGAGCCGGGTTCAGCAGGTTAAGGCTCTGCGGACGGAGTTTCCGGGCATGGGCTTGAAAGAGGCCGTCGATATTGTTGACGGCAAGAAGCCGCGTCCGGATGACCCTGCCTCGGGGGAGCTGGTGGAGTTGAGCGACGCCGAAGCTAAGGCGGCGGCTAAGGCGCTCCGTGAAAACACTGGCCGGGTGTTCGACTTGCAGGTTAACGCGGTTGTAGCCGCGATCAACCAGGTGCGGTCGAACGATCCGGTGGGCACGCTGCGTAAGTCGGTGGCCGGGCAGTTCGCTTTCGCTATCGCGCCGGGCCAGTACCTCGTGATCGAGACTGGCGAGCGTCCGCGTTTTAAGGCCGCTGACCCGTCAGAGACCACGGGCATTAAGCAGTCGTGGAAGGTGTTGCACGCGGCTAATGGCTGATCGGTTTGCATGGTGGTTCGTGGGCGCGGCTATGGGGGCCGCGCTCACGTTCTACCTATTCGGTAAAGGCTTTATCAGTGTAGGTGGGGACGAATGAGGTACACGCTTCTAGCTGGGGCTAAGGAATTGGCCCTGATCATGCACGAAGACGGCTCCGTGTTCCGTTACAACCTTGGTCGGCGGGACGGGATTGTCTTCTACCAGGACGCGGACCACGCGGCGGCGCTGAATCCAGGTGAGAACCTGTCGTGGACGTACTACGGCAAGACGTTCGATGGTATGCCCGCGCTACGGGCCTGGTGGGATTACGTGCGGCTGCCGGGCGGGCAGGGTGAGCGGGAGTTCGCCAAGCGCCGGGTAGACAAGGCCCTGGCTGACCTCCTGGCCGATGTCGCCTAGGTGGCCGTGGCCTGAGGACACTAAGGACGACCGATACCGCCGGATTATCGACCACTACCGGACAGCTCTGGCGGATATCGACCTTGAGGCGTGCTTAGTTGTCGATAAGAAGATGGCCGAGTATGGGCAGCCGTGGGTATCCGATAACTCGATTATCGACGTGAACGAGATGCTGAGCGCTAAGCAGCTGGCGGAGCGGTTCGGGCTCTCTGAGTGGAATGTGCGCGATTGGGCGCGCCGTCATCCTGGGCGGATTCGCAAGCATAAGGCCGCTAACGGTCGCACGCTATTCCGCGTTGGGGACGTGCTCACGTACCACGCGACAAAGGGGAGTAATGGCTAGCTTGGAACTTAAGCACCAGAGCAAGGAGTTCCTGAACAACTTGCGGGCGATCAGTGCGCTTAAGGATGACGTGGAGTCGCAGAAGGTTTACACGCTCATCGAAATTGCACGGTCGTTGGACCGCATTGCCGTGATGCTTGAGAAGCCTCTCTAAAGGGAACTCGTGAGCGTGCTTTAATTAATGAGGGGAGAACTTTACCCAAATGTGGATTGATAGCCCGCTCGTGCCTGGTATTCAGGTGTCCGATCAGGGCAAGATCAAGGGTCCACGAAAGGAACTCTCCCAGTGGACTGACGACCGGGGCTGTAAGCGCGTCAAAGCGAACGGGAGGCCCTGGGCGGTACATATCCTGGTGTTGACGGCGTTCGTTGGCCCTAGGCCCGATGGGGCCGCTCCAAAGTGGCTCAATGGTGATCCAACGGACAACCGGCTTGTCAATCTCAAGTGGCAACTGCCGGACGACCCGGAGGTTCAGACGCGGGTCAATCGCTGCCGTAACGGTCATGTGTATTCACGAGAGAACACAAAGGTATGGGGTTCGGGTCACCGGATTTGTTTGGACTGCGAGAAAGGTAGTCCTCCGGTGACTCAGCTTCCAGAAGTGATTTAGCGCGCCCGCCTTGGGGCGGTTCTGGCTGCGCTAGGCGGTGTCCCTGCTACGGGAGAGGTAGCGGGGGCACCGCTTTCTCGTAGGGGGGTGACCGTGAAGCCGTCAGACTTTGCATGGTTAGCGCTTGCTATCGGCATTATCTCGTATGAGGTTGCGGCTCCACCTGGCGAACTAATGAGTGAGGGCTGGGACCGCTACTTGCAGAGATTCCCGGTAACCGCGCGGGTGTTTCCGCTGCTGCTGACTCTGCACGTAATTAACGCGTTGCCTGACCGCTATGACCCGGTTCATCGCCTGGCTGTGTGGTTGGGAACGCTTGGGGGAAAGAATTGACCACTAAGGACGCTATTAACCCATCGCATTACAAGGATGGCTGGTCGGATGGTGCTGAGCTAATCAGCATTACTGAGAACCTGAACTTTAATCGCGGCAACGCGGTCAAGTACACCGCTCGGGCCGGTAAGAAAGACCCGGCCACTGAGCTGCAAGACCTAAAGAAAGCTCTCTGGTACCTAGAGCGCGAGATTAAGCGACTTAAGGCGCGCAAGCCTGCCGCAGTTAAGCCGGTCCTGCTCGGTGAGCAGATGTACACCATTAACGTCGGGCCGAACGCAGTTGACTACATGCAGGCTATGGCCGTTGCTAAGCACCCTCGGGCGTTCGCGTGAGCGCCCGCGTCCTGATCCTCGATATCGAGACGCAGCGCGCCATTGTCGAAACTTTCGGGCTGTTCAAGCAGTTCATCGGTATTGACCAGGTGCAGACCCCTACGCGGGTGCTGTGCTTCGCGGCCAAGTGGCGCGATGAAGACAAGGTGATCTTCAAAGCTGCCTGGGCCGACGACGACGAGGACGCGTACCTGCGGATGATGCAGGCCGCGTGGGATTTGCTGAACGAAGCCGATATCGTGATCACTTGGAACGGAGACCGCTTTGACCTGCAATGGTTCGAGGCTGAGTTCCTTAGGGTGGGCCTGAGCCGGCCTTTGCCGTACAAGTCGATTGACTTGATTAAGACGGTTAGGCGTTGGTTTAAGGGCGGGCTGATGAGCATGAAGCTCGATTGGTCGTCCCGCATGATCCTTAAGGACCGCAAGGTTCCTCACGGCGGTACGGACCTTTGGTGGGATATCCGGCACGGTACGCGTGCTGAGCAGCGCGCGGCGCAGAAGCTCATGCGTGAGTACAACGAGCATGACGTAGTTCTCACAGGTCGGCTGTTTGAGAAGCATCTGCCGTATATCAACGTGAACTTGTCGCTGTATGAGGAAACGGTGGACGACGGCGAAATGCATTGCACTAAGTGCAACTCTACGAATCTTAAGAAAGACGGCGTGAAAGCTTACGTCACTGCTGCGGGTGTTTATCAGATGTACCGCTGCAAGGACTGTGATGCGACTTCGCGCGGTAAGCGTATTTCAGGTACTACGGAATTGAGGCCAGTCTAATGAAGCCGGTTGCGCAGCCTAACTTGCTGCACCAGATTATCTTGGGCCATCTTGTGGATAACAAGCAGGTGTATGTGCCTGTTAAGGATGGTCAGGGGTACTGGCGTGGCACGTTGGCGAACAACGTGTCTGAGCGGAATGTGGACCTCGCGGCTCGTCGCTGGATCAAGTGATGTCCGGCCCGAAGTTTGGTGTCCTGGCCGGGACGCGGGAGCGCGCTAAGGCGGTGTTCCGGCAGCTCGGCTGGGAGCAGGGCCACGACAGGGCGTTCGCGCTGAGCAAGTGGGGCGAAGACGCTCGCGGCATCCAGCTCGACGTGCTCCTGGTCGACGAGACGGCGTTGCCGATTGATCGCAGTACGTGGGAGAGCTACGCGCCGTGCTTGAAGGCGCGGAATGGCGTTGCGTACGCGTTGCAGTCGCTTGGTCCTGAGCACGTTAGGCCGTCCTGGTGAGTAAGAGGGCAGCCACGGCGCGGCAGGAATTGCGCCGGTCGAACGCGGCGGTACCGCATAAGAACCAGCACACGGAACGAAAGCTCGGGAAAGGTAAGTACGGACGGCAGGCGATAGCGGAGGGGGTGGCGGATGCCAGGGAATCTCCGCAAAAAGTCGGGAGCCGGGAAGACAGAGCGTGACTACCTTAGGGCGCGTAGGCGTGTTCTGAGGCAGTCGCAGATTTGTGCTCACCCGCATTGCCGTAAGGCTATCGACTTGAACCTTAAGCCTATCTGCCAGTTTGTGGACACGTCGTTGTACGCAGTGGAGTCCGCGCATTTGATTCCGCTCACTTGTGGCCCTGAGTGCCGTGAGCTGAAACATGCGCGTAAGGCTAACCCTTGGTCGGCTTCGGCTAACCATAAAATCCCGGTTTCGCAGTTGCCGCCGGATTCAAACATGCTCGCCAGTGCAAAGAACTTGGAGCCTATGCACCTTAAGTGCAATCAGGCCCTTGGAGATGGCGACCTTAAGCCGAGGAACAAGACCTCGCGGGACTGGTTTGCGTGAGGCAACCCACGTCACTAATTAGAAATGGTGATGGGCACAAGAAATGCAACTGGTGCGGTAACTGGCTAGCTGAAAGCGAGTTCTCTAAGTCGAGTTCGACGTTAGACAAGCTCTCGTCACGCTGTAGGGCCTGCCTGTCAGGCAGTCGCTACGGCCTTACCCGCAATGACCTAACGCGCCTGCTGAATGAATGCGGGTGGAAGTGTCCTATCTGTTCCCGTGATATTGGGTTCGGGACGCGCGGCCTACATGTTGACCATGACCACTCTTGCTGCGCTGGCAACAAGAGCTGCGGTCGGTGTCTCCGTGGCGTTACCTGCGGGCACTGCAATAAGGGTTTGGGCTACTTCCGCGACGATCCTGACGCACTGCTAGCGGCGGTCAAATACTTAAAGAAGAAACGGGACGCTTAATGTCTGACGAATACGATCCTGACAACGACCAGGGTAGCAACATTCTGGTTCGTGAGCTTCGCATCATTCAGTACATCGACGAGGATGGTTCGCTTAACACGGTGGACTTTTCGCAGGGTACTAATGGTGCTGAGCTTGACGACGATGGCTATGCGATCCTGACTGATTGGGCGCAGGCTTTTGCGTTGTCGTCTAAGGTCGCGGCGATTCTCGCTGATGAGTGAGGTTTACAAGTCGGACGTTGAGTGCCGTTGTATGGATTGTGACGACATGATTCGTCTTGGCGATGAGGTTATCGAGTACGCGGGAGAGATGTTCCATGCCGAATGCACTTAACTTTTGGGGTCCGCTGCCGACGCGGGAGCAGTGCGAGGAACTGGTAAACGCGATTGGCTACGACTATGAGGCCGGGGAGTACCCGGACGACATGTCAGACTTCGCTAAGTCGGTGTTCGACCAGCCGGACGGCGGGTTCCTGGTGGCGTTCTCATGGCTCAAGCGGGCAGTATCGCTGATCCCAGCGGGTACCTGTACGGCTAAGGATTGCAGCGTGTGCAACTGCTGCGAGGGGGAGTAATGGCGTTCGATGAAGCTGCCTACGATCAGGCGGTACACGATTTCGCGGAGCAGAACGGTTACTTGCCGGTGCTGACTGCGATTAATGCCTTGAGCGCGTTTACCGCACAGTATCTCGCTGACCACGTTAACGACTAATGAAGTACCTAGCCGAGTGTTTGCATTGCGGAACACGGGCTATGTGATCCGTGTTGTGTGTGTGGTGAGCCTGAGGGTTTGAATGACCGTGAGGATTGGGTTGTGACTAACCCGTTGCCGTCGCGGATTAAGAAGAAGCGGGTTATTAACAATCCGTGGCCGCAGGAGAAGCGGTGAGCGCGTGCCTGGTCGGGTATGACCAGAATGAAGACGTGTTTGTGTATGTGGTCTTTAGTGATCACATGTGCCGAGAATTTGACGGTCTCGTGGCGGAATTGGAAGACGCGCCAGCCTCAAAAGCTGGTGGGCTAAGCCCGTGTGGGTTCGAGTCCCACCGAGACTACGCCACCTTAGCTCAGCGGTAGAGCAGCCCCTTCGTAACGGGCAGGTCAACGGTTCAATTCCGTTAGGTGGCTCGTGAGTATTCAGAAGCCCGCAGTTGGGCGCATTGTGCATTATCAGTCGTATGGAACGCCTAAGGGTGAGTACCTGCCTGAGCCGCGCGCAGCGGTGATCACCGCGATTCCGGAACTGTTGCCTGAGCAGCCGAATAGCGGCCCTGAGGGGTACGTGCCTTCGGTGAGCTTGGCGATTCTCAATCCTACGGGCATGTTCTTTAACGAGTATGTGCCTTATGCGGATGAGCCGACGCCGGGCCATTGGAATTGGCCTCCGCGTGTATAACTAAATAAGGAGATTGTTGTGGGTTTGATTTCTGATCCGGTTGAGGTTGATCCGATTCAGGTTGGCCGGGATGAGGCTGGTTGGGTGCAGGAACTTCGGGACCGTGAGGCGTGGCCTAAGCAGGAGGTTCCGGAGCAGGCTAAGACGCCCGCGAAGGTCGGCAACTAGTTCGTAAGCTCTATAGACATTGCCAAGGCTATGCTTTGAGTATCCTCAAACCGGCAATGCAATCTGGCTGTAGTTCAATTTGGGAGAACGCTGGCTTTGGGTGCCAGTGGTTGCAGGTTCAAATCCTGCCAGCCAGACCTAGGGAAGCATCGGACCCGTACAGTCCGGTGTTGTGGTGACAGAGTGTGAAGTTCGTAGCCGGACTTCAATGTGGCGTGAAGCTCCTAAGCGGGGGCGGATGGAATCGGTTAGCTACCGTAGCGCGCTGGACTGAGCTTGATGGGGACACATAGCCTACGGTTACCCCTGTTTTGTTTGGACTCGGAGGCTGGAATACCTCCCCACTTTCCCGTTTTCTTAAGGGAGCACCCTTGCCTTGTGGGCTTGCGGTCCCTTCGGTATGCCATCACCGACTGAACGAGGCTGTATAGCTCGGTAGCTCAACTGGTAGAGCAGTGGTCTCCAAAGCCACCGGTTGCAGGTTCGACTCCTGTCCGGGTTGCGCGGCGGTTGGGCTTGTTGGTTGGCCCGCCTGACTGTAAATCAGGTGTTTCGACATCGGGGGTTCGATTCCCTCTCGCCGTACGTTTGACAGACACGTACAGCCCGTGTACTGTGATTGAAGGTTGATCGCAACGACAGGGAGTTGGGTAGCAATGTCTACGTTCACAATTACCGCGACCATCGTGTTTGAGGTCGAGGCAGATAGCAGCGAGGACGCAGCCGTTAAGGCTTTCGCGGGTATCGAGTTCCACGCTGAGGATCACAGGCCGGAGAATATTCAGGTCTGGGACTCTGAGCCTGGGCACTGGTTTGCCGACCGGTACACGTACGCCAATCCGCCCGTACTCATCGAGTACAAGTCGAACGTGCCTGCCAGCGCTGTGACGTAAGGCAGATTCATCCGGAACCGTAGCCCAATTGGCAGAGGCAATAGGCTTAGACCCTATCCAGTGTGCGTTCGAGTCGCACCGGTTCTACGCTAAGTAGCTTAATGGTAAAGCGCCCGGTTGTGGTCCGGGTGATTCCGGTTCGACTCCGGGCTTAAGCCACGCGCGGGTAGCTCAGTGGTTAGAGCGCTGCTCTGATAAGGCAGGGGTCCGTGGTTCAAATCCACGTTCGCGCACGTATCACACCTTGTTTAGTTTTGTCAAACAACCAAACGGGCCGAAATGGCATTTTGGTTGTATTGCCTGGTCTTCTAATTGGCAGGATGCCGGAATCTGACTCCGGTGGTTGAGGTTCGAGTCCTTGCCGGGCAGCGTGCTAGTAACCCATGTTGGCCGGGTACCTGCCTTCCAAGCAGGGTTTCGCGGGTTCGATTCCTGTCTAGCACACACTGCCCCCTTCTAAGCCTCTCAGCGATGCTCAAATGGGAGGGGCCTTGCCTCGTTAGCTCAGTTGGTAGAGCAGCGCACTCTTAATGCGCGGGTCGGCGGTTCGAGTCCGTCACGGGGTACGTGAATGATCAACGTTGGATCGGTGGTATCGACACCGGTAAGCCTTGTGTGGGCTGTGGTAATCCGCCCGATAGGGGTTATGCGTGGAGCTTTTACTGCTCACTGCATGGTGGTTCGTGTGGAGAGTGCAAGCGTATATCGGGCGTGATCGCGTGCCCAATTGTTCATTGATTTAACACACACGTATTCGATGCTGGCTTACGTCAGGAAAGTAAAGCAGGCCAATAGGGTGCCGACCGGTCTTGAAAACCGGGTAGCCGTCATGGAGCTTGGGGTGCGAGTCCTCTGCTTTCCGCTTTCAGGGGTTATAGCTTAGTTGGTAAAGCACCGGTCTTGCACACCGGAGTCCGGGGTTCGATTCCCCGTTTCTCCACTTAAGGGGGTTAAGTGTCTGAGGTTAAGAGCCTTTACGGCACGCGTACCTCGAAATACTGGGAGGCCGCTCCGGCGAAGATGGACGCGCTGAATCTGCGCATGATCTTCCCGTCGAGCAATCGTTATGGCTTCCCGGACTTGGCGCTGTGTGATTGGGTGCCGGACTGCTTGGGTGCGTGGCATCTGCCGCGTCAGCGGGATCGTGCTGCGGCTAATAACGGCGCTGTGCATTTCTTTTTGGATGACTACCGCTTTGAGACTGCGTTTAGTAGCCCTGAGAGGACCGTGGGCCGAGTTTTGGCGGTCGGTGGGGCACTGACACCCGATTTCAGTTTGTGGCGTGATATGCCGCGTGCTGGGCAGCTTTGGAATGTGTACCGGTCGCGTTGGTGCGGGGCGTTCTGGCAGGGCCAGGGCGTGAGGGTCATTCCTACGGCCTGCTGGGCTCGCTCGGACACGTTCGACTTCTGTTTCGACGGGCTCCCGGAGGGCGGGCCGGTGGCGGTCTCAGCGCTCGGTGTGCGGGCGAATGGTGAGGATCGCGGCGTGTTCCGGGACGGCCTGGCTGAGTTGGTGGCTCGTGTGCGGCCTTCGCGCATCTTGAGCTATGGACGGCTGGTGCATGTCGACGGGCTTGATCTGCCGCCGGTTCGTGAGTTTCCGACCTTTTGGGATGAGCGTCGTAAGGCGGTTGAGGCTTAAGGGGGTTCTGGTGGGCGGTCGCGGTGGTGGTGGCGGTGGCCCGGCTAGTTCCCGGTCGGGCATGGTGAGGTTGTATCACCGGACGCGGGATTGGGAAGACGCTAAGGCCATCGTTGAGGGTGGTTTCAGTCCGACGTACACCAAGGGCAATAAGGCTACTGCTGATGACTGGTATAAGGAGTCTCAGGGCCAGTACGGGTTCTTCACGAAGCGTGTGAGTGGTCAGGATGGTTATGGCCGTCATGTGGTGGCTGTGGACGTGCCTAAGAGTGCTGTTGAGCGTGATCCGTGGTCGGGGCATGTGCGGGTGAAGACTGAGCATCTTAAGGGTGCTCAGTTTCGGCATCATGCGGGTATGGATCACGAGTATTACGAAGCTAAGCGGCGTAAGAAGAAAAAGTAAAAGCCCCACCCGGCTATGTGCGCGGGTAGGGCTTTTTTCGGAAGAGCGTGTTACGGCATGGGAGCGTTCGAGAACGCCTTCTCCCAGCTGCCACCGATGCCGCCAATGCCGGTGGTGCCGCTGTCTTTGCCGGGCCAGATTTTCTCCCAGATGCCGCCGTTTACGTGTTTGACGGCGCGTTCCCATGCTCCGGCGAATGGGTTGTTAATGGTGGGCGTTTTGACGGTGCAGGTGCCGGAGCAGCTTACGGTGCCGGGTTGGGCGTTGGCTGCGGGGGCGGCGGCGAGGCTGATGGCTGCGGCTGCCATGATGGCTGCGGCGATTTTGTTCATGTTGTGTACCTTTCCTGGTTGGGTACAGCTAGTGTACCCGGTACAGGGCATGTACGCAACTGTTTGTGTTTTGTAGTTGCTTAGGTGCGCCACTCGCTCATTCTTCCTCCATCCACACGTTAGCGTCGGGCAGGATGCCTTTAAGGTTTTTGACGAGACTGCTTGCTTGTGCGTGGTTGAGTCCGTCGAGGACGAACCTGTCGTCGTCTATTGCGTCTTTCATCCAAACAACCCACATGCGTTATTCCTCTGTCGTTCAATGGCAGGACGGCTGACTGTTGATCAGCTTATGGTGGTTCGAGTCCATCCAGGGGAGCTTATTGGCGATAAATCGTCACCGTGGCCGTAAGGCCGTGCTTCTCGATTTCGTGCTGTACCGCTTCGGCGGCTAGTTCCCTTATGAAGGTCTTAGCGGTGAGCGGGCCGACTAGCTTAAAGTCCTCTATCCACTTGTCTAGGTCGGTTGTGCACGTCCGCGTCGGACATGGCGCGCTGAGCCGTAGCAATGGCGCTCTGTGCGTATCCGACCTTGCTGGACATGTATGCCCGGTCAAGTAGTCCGTGAGCGCGGCGCATGAACCGGCTAAAGGACTCGTCAGCTTTGGCACGCTCAGCCCATGCGTGCATCTCTACAATGTCGTCCGCTGTGGGAATTGCGTCAGGGTCGCTGTGGTCCGCGTACTCGGTGCCGTTGTGTGGAATGCCGAACAGTTCCTTAAGCGTGGCAAGTCCGTCAGCGAGTACGTAAGGGTGTGCGGTCATGGTGGTTACTCCGTTCGGGGTAGGTGGTTGTGGTGTACCCGTCACAGTACGCGCCATGTACCTAATGCGCAAGCCTTAGCGCTTAGCGATTGTTAGGGCAGTGGCACTGGTACGAAACCAAGCAGCTTTTTGATCAATCCACACACAGCCCACAACCCACACGCGGCCATCGCCCACAGGGCAACCCATGCCATACGCCAGGGCACACCACACAGCCCACAGCAGCCATATCCACACATATCCACACACCACACACAGCGCAGCGCTCACAGGGCACACAGCAGCCCGCTAGCAGCCACACACAGCCATCCATAGCGCTACGCCATGCCATCGCATAGGGCAGCGCTTAGAGACACACACAGAGCGTCACAGCCACGCGGCCACACACAGCCAGGGCAGCGCACACCACAGGGCAAGCCACACACACAGCGGCCATAGGGCACACACAGCCCACAGGGCACACCTAAGCCATCACTACCCACACCCACTAGGCAGCGCCAAGGACACACAGCCACACACACCACAGGGCAGCGCTAAGCCTATGCCCTAAGGCACACACCCATGAGCAACACAAGGCCATCCCCTAAGGGTGCGACACACCAGACACACGACACACCGCAACAGTTGACACGCACCATACACACCATGTACCATGCCCCACCTTACGGTCGAGCTAACAACATCAAGTGTTTGCTGGACACACCCTAACGCATTGTTTCAACTGACACCCGTCAACAAGGCTGTGACCTGCGACGATAGTTAGTGCTTAGGTGTCGAAAACTGTGACTAACCAGGCCGCTTAGACGTTGCCACAGCGCAGCAAACACGCTCTGACCTGCACAAATGACCCCCTGGGGGGTATCTCGTGACGTTAGCCGGAGCCCTCCTCGATCAGCC